GGCGAACTGGACCGTGAACTTCCGCTGGAGCAGCACGGTTTCCGCCAATACGGCAATGTCCACAGGGCAGTCGGTGACGGTAGCGTTTTTGGTTACGCAGGGTAGCACTGCGTATTATAATAACGCCATCACTGTTGACGGCACGTCTGTCACGCCAAAGTATCAGGGTGGCACGGCTTGGTCGGCGGGTAATGCGTCAAGCGTTGATATTTACACCTACACCATCGTGAAGACGGGAAGCGCAGCTTTTACGATCTTTGCGTCACAGACACAGTTTAAGTGAGGCGATAAAATGCCTGCAATCATCACTCGCGGTGCTATGTCAGCCAAAGGATTTGGGTTTGGAGTGGGCGGTGTCCCATCTGTATTTGCTGGGCTTACAACACCCAAATTGCTCCCACTGGCAAGCTTCAGCACTCATTCTTTATTAGCGGTTGCGGTAAATTCTTCTGGTTTGTTTGTCGCAGTCGGGTTTGGACAAACAGGAGGAAATTACTACCCTATCGCATCAAGAAGTACTGACGGCGTAACGTGGTCTACGCCAGCATTAACTAATGGGACAACAATTCCAGGTTCTTTAAGGGCAATCACAGTAACTCCATCAGGATTATTCGTAGCTGTAGGGTTTGTTTTTACTGGTTCTCCCTATGCCGGTATTTATGCCACCAGCACAGATGGCATAACATGGACGACTGGATATATTAATAATTCTTCAACAGCATTTGCTGCATTTGGCATAGCAGTAAATTCTTCGGGGTTATTGGCCGCGGTTGGGTATAATTATCTTTCTGCTGGCTCATTGTATTCAACTAGTAGCAATGGATCTACTTGGTCTACAGTGTCATCAATGGGTGGCATCAATGACGGTGCTACAATAAAAGGAGTTGCCGTTAATTCTTCTGGTTTGTTTGTCGCAGTTGGAAGTGATTCTAGCGGAACATCTCTTCCTTGTTTTAGGACAAGTAGTGATGGATCCACGTGGAATGCATTGACAACTATAGGTTCTACAAATGGCATTTTGTGGGGAATTACAGTTAATTCTTCAGGAAGATTTGTGGCAGTTGGTATTAATTCAGCAGCATCGCCGCAAAGGGGTTGGACAACAACCAGTACTAATGGAACTAGTTGGTCAAGTCCAACAAATATATCGCTTCAAGGAAATAATACTGCTTCGGCAATGTACGCTGTATCTGCTAACCCGTCAGGGCTTTTTGTTGCAATTGGCACTGGACAAATAAAAAGCCAAAATACTGGTTCAGACGGTACCGGGTACGTCACTACAAGTTCTGATGGATCTACATGGAGTTCTGCCGCATTATTTAATGGATCGGGTAACGGTAGTCTTCCCAATGGCATTGCGTTTAATTCTGCTGGTTTGGGGGTAGCGGTTGGCAATACGAACAGCGGGTATGGCACAGTTGCCTATAGTGTAAACGCACCTTCTAACTATAATAGTTACACTTATGTTGCGCCGGGAATGTATTCATGGGTTGCCCCTGCTGGTGTAACAAGTGTGTCCGTGGTGGCAGTCGGCCCCGGTGGGATTGGCTATTCTTGTGCTGGCGGCGGTGGCGGTGGTTTGGGCTATACTAATAGTTATTCCGTGACACCGGGAAATTCTTATACGGTTCGCGTTGGGGATAGTGTTTCTGGTTTTCAAGATAGTTATTTTGTTTCCACCAGCACTGTAAAGGGTGGGTATGCACTCTATACAACTGGTGGAAGTTATACGGGGTCTGGTGGCGGTGCTGGCGGAAATTCTGGTTCTAATTCCGGGGGTGGTGGCGCTGGTGGGTATAGCGGCACTGGTGGCGCCGGAGTGTGTTCTGGCACCGCAGGAAGTGGCTCTGGCGGCGGTGGCGGTGGCGGCGCAGGCGCTAGCGGGGGCGGCGGTGGAGTTGGATTAATGGGGCAGGGAACCAATGGCGCAGGCGGCGTCTCAACGGGTTCTGCTGCGGGTAAAGGCGGTTCCTGCGGCGCTGATGGTTATCAAGGATATGGCAATTGGGGTGGCGGTAGTCGCACTGCACCTTGCGGATGCCAATTCCCCGGAGGAACAGGCGCAGTTCGAATTGTTTGGCCCGGTTCAGCGCGTCAATTCCCATCAACTAAAGTGGGGCTTCCGTAATGGAACTTTTTATCCAAATCCGAAATGGTCAGCCGTTTGAGCACCCGATCTTTGGCGACAACTTTCGTCAGGCTTTTCCTGACGTTGATGTAGACAATCTGCCGTCTGAGTTCGCTAGGTTTGAACGTGTGCCGCAGAATGTTGTGCCGGACATTTTTGAAGTAGCGGAGGTTCGCTACGAATGGTTTGACGCCATTGTCAAAGATGTTTGGTCAGTGCGCCCTATGACAGCTCAGGAAAAAGCTGACAAGATTGCTCAATACCGGGCACATCAACCTTTTCCGTCATGGACATTTGACGAGACCACATTAAAGTGGTCCGCGCCGACACCGAAGCCCGATGACGGACAAAAGTACCGTTGGGACGAAGCTACCTTATCTTGGGTTGTTTTTGTCCCGCCTGCACCAACATCTTGAGGGGAAGATAATGTGCAAATCACCAGATGAAGCGATAATACCAGCGCAGACGTATTCTGGTCCGCAGTTAGACCCATTTTTTTGCTTTCCAACTGCTGTCTACACAATCAAACTGCCGCAGTATGTAGATGCCGCCAAAACGGTCGTAACGGAAGCTATCGCTGCAAAAAAGAAAACGATCAAAAAAATGAATGAAATTTATCCGTTGATTATGACGGATAACTTGCACACTGATCCGCGCATGGCGGATCTAGCGGCATTCATTGGCCAAACTGCGTGGAACATTTTGAATGGCCAAGGTTATGCCATGCAAAATTTATCTACGTATTTTACGGAGTTTTGGTGCCAAGAACATCATAAGCACTCTGCAATGGAGCAGCATGTTCATGGGTTTGGCTCACAGCTTGTGGGCTTTTACTTTATTGACGTGCCCAAAGATAGCTCCGTGGTGCTGTTTCATGATCCCAAAGCTGGTAAGGTTCAGCTTAACTTGCCTGAAGCAGACATAAACCAAGCTACGTTCGCGTCTAACATCATCAATTTTATTCCTGAACCGGGTTTGTGCATGTTTGCTCCTGCTTGGCTGGCGCATTCGTTCACTAGACATGCGGCAAGCAAGCCGATGCGGTTTATCCACTTTAACGTCAGTGTGCAAATGAATGCTGCGCCAACAGCATGTCCTATGCATTCTGATGTTGAGGTAATTTGAGTAAGTTCTGCATTCGGTTTAACCAATCTCGTGGTCAACCCGGACGTGGCACAGCCGAGCATGTTTGGCGCGTGTTCGAAGATGACAAGGAACGCTTGTTCAAGCACTTGCGCATCACTGTGCCAATTTGGGATGAACGTGATGGTGAACAATGGAATGTGTGTTGTGAAGGTGAACTTTCTATAGACCGTAGCACATCTACGGCTATAATAAGCGCGCCAACTGGCGAATAGGGGAACTAAATGGTCAAGCTTACATTCACTATCGACGAGATCAACTTTATCTTGGCAGCGTTGAGCGAGCGCCCGTTTAAGGATGTTGCTTCTTTGGTCATGAAGATCAAAGAAGATGCTGAGAAACAGCTTGCCCCGGGGGCCAGCGAATCGGTTGATACAACGGTGCCGGAAGGCGCTCCTGTGTAAAGGAAATGCGGCGCTATGGATCAAGCAACGATAAACTTGGCACTTAGCGCCGTACTTTGCAGCATAGGCTGGTTCGCCCGCCAATTGTGGGAAGCGGTAAAATCTTTGAAAGAAGATCTTCACCGGCTTGAGGCGGATTTACCAAGGTCGTATGTCCTTAAAGATGATCTAGATAAACGCATGGATCATATTGAGGATATGTTTAAACGGATTTATGATAAACTGGACAATAAGGCGGATAAATAATGGATCCGCTTACTATCCTTGCCCTTGCTAGAGGCTCTTATGAAGCCATCAAGGCTGGCATTTCTGTTGGTAAAGAAATGCAAGGTATGTTTGGCGATGTCATGTCGCTGTTGGATAGCGCGGGTAAGATTGCCAAGTTAGCTGCGGAGCCCCCTAAGCCGGGGCTTTTTAACGAAAAATCAGCAGAGCAAATTGCCATCGAAGCTTTTACCGCCAAGGCGGAAGTTGAGAAGATGATGGCGGAAGTCAAGAATACCTTTCTTTCTGAATATGGTATATTAGCTTGGGACGAAATTCTTCGCGAAACAACACGTATAAAGAAAGAGCAAATTGCAGCAAGGTTACAAGCACAGAAGGAACAGGAGGCTTTTATGCAGGATGTCATGGTTTGGGGCTCTGCTTTTATGCTTCTTGTGGTCCTCGTCATCTGTGGCCTACTCGTGGCCATTTCCGCTGTTCACTAGGAGTACCGCCATGCAAATGAGCCAAGAGGGTATTGACGCCCTTCTCAAGAAGTTTGAAGGTTGCAAGCTGACGGCTTATCGTTGCCCGGCTGGAGTTTGCACAATTGGATATGGCCATACGTCATCGGCTGGCCAGCCAAGCGTCAATGACGGTATGAAAATCACGCAGAAGCAGGCTGATGATATTCTTCGTTCAGATTTGGTCAAATATGAAACTGCTGTTCATGATCTGCTCAAACAGCCGGTAAATCAGCATCAATTCGATGTTTTGGTTGATTTTGCCTACAATGCTGGTGTTGGAAATCTTAAATCTAGCACTTTGCTTAAGAAGGTAAATGCGGCTCAGTTTGACGCTGTTCCTGCCGAATTAATGAAGTGGACCAAAGGCGGCGGAAAGGTTTTGCCGGGGTTGGTCCGCCGTAGGCAGGCTGAAAGCGCCTGGTGGGTATCTGGCGAAGACGCAACAGTATCAAAACTAGTAGAAGAGCCCACTTCTGATGAACATGAACAGCGCGCCGATCCCGATCCAGTACCTGTACGAACAATGGCGGATAGCAAGCAAGGTAATGCGGCGTTACTTACGGCGGGGCTTGGAGGTTTGGGCGCAGCAAAAGAAATCGCTGCGCAGGCTCAAGACGCATCTGACACAGCAAATCAGCTTGTTGGGTTATTTGCTAACCCTAATTTTGTTATCATGCTTGCCGTTGCGGGATTGGCGGGCACGATTTGGTACTTCCGCAAACAACACATGGAGGAACACGGTGTTTAGCCTCCTGTTTACCCCTGTTGGGCGTTATTTGGCCATAGCGGTTGCCGCTATAGTCATATTGTCTGGCGTTTACTTTAAGATTCGATCTGATGCTATCGCCGAGGTTGAGGCTGCGGCGGTTGCTGATGCGCTTAGGAGAACACAAGATGCGATTCGTGCTGGTGATTCTGTCGATATTTCCCCTGACAGCTTGCTCAAGTCGGATGGTCACCGCCGAGACTGATTTGGCTGTTTGTAGCGTTTGGCGTGACGTTTCTTGGTCATCCAAGGATACAACTGGCACCATTATAGAAGTTAAACAGAACAATGCTCGCCGCGAGGGGTGGTGCGCCGGGCAAAAATAAGTGCTATAAGAAGCACTTAGAGGAGCAACGTAATGACCACCGGCTTGAGTTACGATGGTTCAGTTTCTGGCACCATGAGCTATATCCAGCAGGTGGCGGAAATGGCGGTTGTCCCGCAGACGGATAGCAATTACGTCGCTATTCTCCCTATGATGATTACGTATGCAGAAAACCGCATTTATCGCGACTTGGATCTTCTGCAAACTTTCACGGCAAATACGTCGTTTTCCACAGTTGCAAACAATCGAAATGTAATCCTTCCTGCGGGAACTTTCGTTACTTATCAAGAAGTTAACGTCATCACTCCTGCTGGTCAGACAAATCCTGATGCAGTGTCTGCTACTAGAAATGCTCTTATACCTACAACAAAAGAATTCTTAAATCAGGTATACAACAGCAATACGGGCGCAACGATTCCTGTTTATTTTGCACCTTTGAGCCAAAACCAACTAATTTTGGGGCCATGGCCAGATAGCAATTACACTTTGGAGATTATTGGAACAGTGCGCCCTGCATCCATGTCAAGTTCCAACTTGACAACATATGTCAGCCTTTATTTGCCCGATTTATTCATCATAGCATCTATGGTGTATATTTCGGCTTATCAGCGCAACTTTGGGCGCATGTCGGATGACCCAATGATGGCGCAGTCTTATGAAAGCCAGTATCAAGCACTTCTGAAGGGTGCGGGTGTTGAAGAATTCAGGAAAAAGTTTGAAGCTGGTGGCTGGTCTTCAATGACACCGGCAGTCGTAGCTACGCCGACAAGGGGATAATCAATGCCCCATAATAGCATCCAAATTGTTCCTGGCGTTGATCAAAACAAAACAGTTGCGCTTAACCAAGCGGGGCTTTCGTTCACCAATCTTGTTCGGTTTGTCCCTGATAGAAACGGGCTTGGGTTAGTTCAGAAACTGGGTGGCTGGCTTCAATACATATACCTTAATTACGGATCTTACATTCGCGCTCTTTGGGCTTGGCAAGATACTAATTCCGTAAAATACTTGGCTGTGGGGTCAGAAACCAATTTATCGGTGATTAAAAATGCGAGTCTTGGGGGTGGCCAGCCATCTGTAATTACTCCGCAACAGCAAACTGATAACGTATCTGTTAATGTGGCTCCTACTACAGGAAGCTCTGTTTTTGTTATTACAGACGCCGGCATTCAAACGACTCCCTATGATAGCGTGTATATTCAAACACCAATTGCTGTTGGCGGGATCGTCATTACGGCTGGGATATATCAAGTCACTCCAATTAGCGCCTCGACATATTCGATTGTCGCAGTAGATGCATTGGGAAATCCCAAAGTAGCGTTAAATTCGACTGCCGGAGGATTGGTTCCTCAATTTACGTCTACAAACGCCAGCGGTAACATAACAGTTACTCTCACCAACCATGGTTATGCCTATGGTGATACTTTCTCCGTTTTGGTGCCAACCTCCATTGCTGGGTTAGTGCTTTCTGGAAATTATTTGGTCGAAGCCGTTTTAACGGCTAACACATTTGTGATCGTGGCCACGGCACAAGCCAATACTGGCACATCGGTATATATGAATTCAGGGAACGCCAGATACACCTATTATATTGGCGTTGGCCCACTTCCCTTGGCTTTTGGCTACGGAACAGGCGGTTATGGCTTAGGTGGTTACGGCACAGGATCCACTGGTGTGGTCCCGTCTGCAATCACGGCTATTGATTGGACTTTGGACAATTGGGGTGAAATTCTAATTTCTTGCCCGTTAAATGGCCCACTTTATCAGTGGGATCCAGAATCCGGGTTCAACACGGCAGTGGTTATCTCAGCAGCGCCAGCGGTCAATGCCGGTGCGCTCATTGCGATGCCACAACAGCAGATTGTTGCATGGTCAAGCACTTTTACTGGAGTGCAGGATCCGCTTCTTATCCGTTGGTGTGATGTTTCCAATTACAATTCTTGGATTGGCAGCGTAACTAATCAAGCTGGTTCATACCGGCTTCCCAAGGGGTCAAAGATTGTTCAATGCATCCAGGCTGGCCAGCAGATTCTCATTTGGACAGACTTGGCTATCTGGGCGATGCAGTATGTTGGTCAACCTTATGTTTATCAATTTAACGAGCTTGGAAATGGTTGCGGATTGATTGGCCGCAAAGCTGCGGCATCGATGAATGGCGTCACTTACTGGATGGGGCAAAGCCAATTTTATAGCTTGACTGGAAATGGCATTACGCCAATTCAGTGCCCTGTTTGGGATGTGATCTTCCAGGATCTTGATACATCAAACTTGGACAAGATTCGTATCGCCCCGAATAGCCAATTTAGCGAAATCGCATGGTATTATCCTACGATCAGCGGCGGCGGCGAAAATACGGCTTACGTAAAATATAACACGGTTTTGAATTGCTGGGATTACGGCACTTTGGATCGAACAGCTTGGCTAAATCAATCCGTGCTTGGTCCGCCGATTGGCGCAGCAACAGATTACTTTTTGTACCAGCATGAAGTTTCTCCGAATGCAAATAACCAGCCTATGCTGTCAAATTTTCAGACAGGGTATTTTGCCATGTCGGAAGGCGATACCAAGGTCTTTGTTGATCAAGTATGGCCAGATATGAAATGGGGCTATTTTAATGGTGAAGTAAACGGTGGCGCTGTTTATCAATCACCGACTGCTCAACTTCAGATAACTTTTTACACTGCGGATTATCCCGGAGATACGCCGTTAGCTTATGGCCCATATACGATCACGCAGGGTTCGCAGTATATTACGCCGCGCTTTCGTGCGAGACTGTTATCGATTGCAGTGAGTAGCAGCGATTACGGCAGTTGGTGGCGCATTGGCGATACACGGTATCGCTACCAAAGCGATGGGAAGTTCTGATGGCGAGTCTCGATGACATCCTCACAACGCAGAAAAATGGTGTGATTGCCATTAATAATTTGGCGCAAACCAATAATCGAATGCTTGGGACAACGACAACTTCAGTTATTACCGCTAGTAGTTTAGTTATAAGCGGTTCAGGATATTTAGTTCGATACTCTATATTGGTAGCTGGCGCTGTTGGAACGATAAATAATGCCAATTCAGTGGCAAATTCTTCTTCCAGCAATGCGTTGTGCGCCACACAAGCAACTGTTGGAATTTTCAACGTAGGAATGCCTTTTGTTAGTGGATTAGTCGTCAACCCCGGCGCAGGGCAATCTGTTGCTGTCACTTATTCGGTAGGATAATCCTCATGCCGCTTTCCAAGGGTTCTTCGAAAAAAACAATCAGCCACAACATCTCGGAGATGATTCATGCTGGTCATCCCCAGGATCAAGCAGTTGCTGCGGCGTTGAACACTGCCCGCAAGGGACATGCTTTTGGTAGTCACGTTCCTGCGTTTATGAAAAAACCAGTTAGCGCAAAAGGGGAAATGAGCCATGCTCCAGCCGCGCCAGCCAAGCCAACGAGCCCCAAGATCCATGTTGGTCCGATCCACAGCGCAGTGGCGGGGCGCACGGATCATTTGCCAGTACATGTCCCATCAGGAGCCTATGTTATCCCTGCGGACATTGTATCGGCAATGGGCGAAGGCAACACGATGGCTGGCTTTAAAGTTTCGCGGCGCATCTTTGACGGAATGCCTTATGGCGGGGGAAAGCCACTATATGGCCAAGCAGGAATGCCGTATGGCGGCAATCTCGCTCGTGGTGGCCAGCCTCACGAATCGGGGGAAACGGTAATTAATGAGCCTGGAGTGGCTGTCATTGTTGCGGGTGGAGAGTATGTAATTCACCCAGATGATGTACGTAGATTAGCGGATGGTGACTTGGACGAGGGGCACCAAACTCTAGATCATTTTGTAACTAAAATGAGAGCTAGAACAGTTAAGACGTTGAAAAATCTGCCTGGGCCAAAGCGAGACTAAGGGGAACAATATGGGTCGCAGAGAAGTTATTATCCCTCGGAAGAAGGAAGAGTTGGTCATTCGACTGGGTACGCCGGATGATATTAATGAAGTAATGAATCTTGCATTGTCGGCGTGTGATGAAAATGGGTTTGTAGAGCCAAACCCGCATAAGCTTTACAATGAAATATGGCCAGCATTGAATAAAATTTACGGGATGGTCGCGCTTATTGGCAAGCCCGGTGGCCAAGCTGAAGGTGGCATCCTTTTAAGAGTCGGGGCCATGTGGTATTCTGACAGAATGGTTCTGGAGGAAAAGGCGGTTTTTATCCACCCGGATTTTCGATCAGCTAGGGGTGGTCGTGCCAGTAAATTGTGCCGTTTTGCAAAAGAAGCCGCCGATATTTTGGATCTTCCTTTGATGATTGGCGTACTGTCTAACCAGCGTACAGAAGCAAAGGTGCGCATGTATGAACGTGAATTTGGCAAGCCAAGCGGTGCTTTCTTCCTCTACAAAGCCAATACGGGACTTGGGAGCGGAGATGGGCAACTTAACTGAGTATATAGGCAAACGTAAGAATGATATTTTTTCGATCCGTGCGGCAACAACGGATGATGTTTATGAAATCATGACTTTGGCGGAAGAAGTCTATGGTGAAATGTGCATTGTCGCGCCGGATAAGGAAAAGATCCTGAACACGCTTTGGCCAGCTTTGCTTCAGGAAGATGGTGTGTGTTTTGTTGTTGTCGGACCCGATAGCAAAATTCAAGGCGGTGTGCTAATAAGAACAGGTGAGCTTTGGTTCTCCACAGAAAAGCTTTTGATCGAAAACCTGTTATTTATCAGTAAGAAGTATCGAAATACGTCGAGCGGGTTGCTCCGGGCAAAGCTATTGTGCAATGCAGCAAAAAGACGATCAGATGAGTTAGGTATGCCGCTCTGCATAGGGGTTTTTAGTACGGATCGTACTGAGAGCAAGATGCGGTTTTACGAGTCGCAGTTTGGTTCGAGTGTCGGCGGGTCGTTTTTGTATGGAGCCAAATCTGGCCAATACAAAGTAGCGGAGAAGTAATATGTGTGGTGGCGGCGGAACTACTACATCCGTATCTTGCACTAAGCCACCTCCGTGTGTGCTTCAGGCTTATCAGAACGCCGTCGCCCGGATGAACGAGGCTGCAAATCAGCCTTTTGTTGCTTATGGTCAAACTCCCTGTGCTTATGTTGCCGGGCTTTCTTCTGCCCAAAAAGCTGGGATGCAGAATATCAATAGCTTGATGGGTTCTGCCACCAAGTGCGTTCAGGGTGGGCAAAATTATTTGATGCAGGGCGCAAACCAGGGAATTGGTTTGCAAAATCAATCTCTTTGCTTGGCCAACCAGGGGCTCGGTATGGCTTCTGGCATCAATTTGAATGCCTTGCAGGGGATTTGTGCGGCTAGAGCGCAGGGTCAACAGTATCTCGGTGGCGCTACTTGCTTGACAGCAAACGCAATTCGCACCGGCAACATGTACGCTGGGCAGGCGCAGCCTTTCTACACTGGTGCTTTGCAGGCTGCTGCTCCGATGACGGCTGCTTCTCAGCAGTTTATCGGTGCGGGAACTCAAAATCTTAACCCGACTGCGGTTCTTCCTGCGGTTAGCGCGTTTGAAAACCCCTATACACGCTGCGTGATTAACGCCACTCAGCGGGCTATGGCCCAGCAGAATGCGCAGCAGGCGTCAAATTTGCAAGGTTGCGCCATTATGAAGGGCGCTTACGGTGGATGCCGTGCGGGAATCGCGCAGGCTAATCTGGCATATCAGCAGAATTTGGCCAATCAGCAGACGCTGGCTAATCTGTATTGCAAAAACTATTCACAGGCTCTTGCTGCGGCGCAACAGCAGCAGGGTGTTTGCCTTGCAGCGCAGCAGGCTAATCGTGCAGCGCAGCAATATGGTGCGCAGCAGGCGGCTGCTTTGGCTCAGCAGCAATATAATCAAGTTATGGGTGTTGGTACTGGCTTGGCGGCACTTGGCCAGCAGCAGTATGGCCAGAACCTCGGCACTGGCGCGCAGCTTAATACGCTTGGCAATACAGGATACAGCCAGGGTATCGGCGCGGCTCAGGCTCAGGCTGGCATTGGTCAAAACATTTTTGGCAATGCCGCTCAGACTGCGGGTCTCTATCAGGGTGCTGGAAACAACATTGCCAATACGTCGCTGAATGCTGGCAATGCTTACGCCAATCTCGGTATGCAGAATCAGCAGCTTCAGTTGGCCAATGCCAACGCGCAGATGCAGGCTGGTTTGGTTTGCCAGCAAACTGAACAGGCGAAGAAGACTGCTGGGTACAACACATTTCAGCAGCAGCAGGGGTATCCCTTCCAGACGGCAAGTGCTGTTGCGAACACTGCTGAAGCCACTGGCGCGGCTTCTGGATCCACTTCTACGGGAACCTCGCATACCAGCAGTGGCTTTGCTGCGGGTGGCGCGGTTGGTCGTCCGAGTAAATATTACGGCGGCGGGTTAGGCGCTTCGAGCCAAGGTGGTGCAGTATTTAATCCGGGGGCATATGCTCGCGGCGGATATGATGCTGGCGGAACGCCGGGGCGTTCGTATTATCAAACATATACTGAAGATGGGTCAGAATATTGGGCGGATGATTCTGGTAACGCCGTTTCAAACGATGACCCCGGATTGCAAGCATTTATTGCAAATGGTCAGAAACCTGTGACTAGCACTGGGTCGTCTTTGCAGAACGAGCAACTCGTTAATAATGCTTATCAAGCAGTTTTTGGACATGCGCCGGATCCTGACGGTTTAAAAACTTGGACGAATGAATTAGCCAGCGGTCGCGTTACTCCGCAAACTTTGAACGATGTTCTTTTCAAAAACGCTCAAGGCACCGATGTTGAAGCAGCCAGAAGGGTGCAGCTTGAAAATCAAAAAAATGCCCAATACGAGGGTTTAATTAATAACGCATATGGCGGATTGGGGCGTTCTGGTATCGGTACTGCTGTCAATAACATTGATCAGGCGGGACATGATTATTGGTTGAATCAGCTTAAATCTGGCGCAATCACGCCAGATCAATTTCAAGCGCAGTTTGCTAAAGGCGCTGAAACTGCATTTGCCAATGATCCAAACAATCCCAGTGTTCAATACGCTAATGCGTATGCTTCATCGAACCCCAATGGCGGCATCAGAGGCACTCAATGCGCCAATACTGCATATTACAATATGCAGAAGTATGGCCCAATTGCGCCAACAACCAATGGTTTCAACCCCGCTGGGTTCAAGCCGGTTCTTTGCGGCGATGTGATTAAGTATCAATGCCCCAATAACCCCAGTGTTTCCTACACTTCGGCGCAACTTGCCTCGATGACTGGCGCCCCTCCGTGCATTACTGCACTGAAGGGTGGCGCAAACATGGTTTACAACCCGAATTTGTATCAAAAGCCGGGATGCGCAACCACGAATCAGTATGGTTTTGCTAGTGGTAATGCTGCTGGCGTAGGTAATTTGCCAGCTAGTATGGCGAATGCGGCTTATCGCCCGACAAACACACAATGTGCGTTTCTGAGCGGTCTTGGAAATCTGTTTAATTCCTACCAGCCGCAGCAGCAGAACACTTATATGCCGAAGTTTAATTTTGGCAGTGCATGTACCGCGAATCCCATGGGTGCTGGCGCATATGGAGCATTACCTACTGCCAACTTAAAGGGTACGTCTTCCATGGCTGGCGGTTATTCGCCTTATGCCACCCAGCAATATACTCAGCAGCAGTATCAAGCTCCTGCTCAGCAGCAGTATCAGGCGTATGCCCCACAGCAGCCGATGTATAATGATTATTATGGCTCGTATCAGCAGCCAAATTATGGGATGCGTTCGTCTGCCACCTATGGCCAGCCAAGCCCGGCTTACAATGCAACAGGTTATGGGCAACAGCCAAGTGGTGGCCCCATTGCGCTTGCAACTGAACAAGCGACTGGCACTTACAGCGGCGGCGCTTCTGGTCAATATTCTGGTAATTGGGCAGATGCGGCAAATACGCAGAATGCCCAGATGGCCACAACGGGGCAGACGGCGGTTCCCGGTGCTTCTGCGGCGAAGCCATTCGCAAATGGTGGTCGCGCTGGATTTGCTTTGGCTGGCGCAGTTGGTTGTGCGAGCCAGTTCGGGTGTGATCGTGCAGCGCGCATGGCGCTTGGCGCTATAAACCCCTATGCTGCTTCGCCTAACGCTGGTGGTGGATATGCAGCGAATATTCCTGCGCAATATGTCAGCAGCAAGGGATTGCAGGGTGTCGCGCCTCCTACACCGCAGAAGAAGGCTTCTGGCTTAGCCACAGTTATGCAAATGCCGCAGCAGGCTGCTGGCGCTATTGAAGGCGTCGAAAAGCTTGGTACGGCTGGCAAAGATGCTTACAAGTGGGCAACAGAACCAGCGAAAGCTCGTGGCGGGCGCATGGGATTCGCCACAACTGGCACTGTTCCCTGCTGCTGCAGTTATGTAACCAATCGCACTAATTTTGGCGACTATGGTTCGCAGCCTTATGGCGCTGCTGGCGCAACAGGAAGCCCGCAAGTTCCCAACAGCAAATCAGGCTACGTAATGCCCGGTTTGGCTCCGAATCCGTGGTCACATATTCAGCCTTTGAAGCCTGCATCACTTCCGGCTGCGCCGACGCCACAGAACCCGCTTAAAACTGCGGCTAACATGGCTGGACAAGCAAAAACGCTCGCCAGTTTGCCTAGTGACATTAGCAAAATGAAAACTGGGTTGGGCAATTTGTTTGGTGGTGCTTCGGATACTGGCGCGGCGTCTACTGCTGCTACTTCTGGTATGCCCGGTGCAATTGATCTTACAACGCCTGTTCCTGCTAACGCTGCTACGGGACTTGGCAGCGCGGGTGCTAATGCGGCATCTGCTGCAGCACCTGCTGTAGCGGATACCAGTCTGGCAGCGTCTAGTGCGATGCCTGCTGCGATTGATCTTACTTCTGGCGCGACGGGTCTTGGCGCTGCGGGTGGTGCGGCTGCTATCCCAGAGGCTGCTGGCAAAGGTGCTGCTGCGATACCTGAAGCGGCTGGTAAGGGCGCTATGCTGTTGTCCCGTGGCGGTGCTGCGCACTATGCCCATGGTGGATTTGTGCCGCGCACACGGTTCGCTGATGGTGGCCCCGAAGACGCGCCCGCCGCAGATCTCCCATCTGAAAACGCCAACGAGGCTATTGGAAATGGTCTTCCGCCTGGCGTAAGCGAAACTGAAGCTTTTGGGAAAAAAGAAAAACCACAACAATCAAGTAAAGATCTTGTCGAAGATTATTTGCAACGCACTATTAATCGCGAAAGTCGTGGCAATGAATTTGCTAAATCTACGACTTCAACGGCTGGTGGTCTTGGGCAAGTAATTAATTCGACTGCACGAAGCTGGCTGGATAAAAACAATGTTCCTTATGACCCAAATGCATCTCACATAGCAGCAACATTGCCCAAAGAAACGCAAATAGCGATGAACCGCGATTTAATTCGTGGCCATATCGATGCATTGCAAGGTCGTGGATTAGACCCTTCATACGGTAACGTAACTATGGCGCACTTCCTTGGTGATGCTGGTGGCCCGGCTTTTGTCAAAAATATGCTGGCAAATCCAGATGCGCCTGCAACATCATTTGTAACGCCACAAGCCGCTAGTAAGAATCAATCTATTTTCTTTAAGAATGGACAACCGCGCAGTGCCCAGGAAGTCTATAATCTTATGGAAAAAGCTGGCCAGGGCGGCGGTGGTGGCAGCGCCATGTCTTACGCTCCGGTTCAGCGTATGGCTTCCGGGGCATCTGATGCAATCAACAGCATCATGAGCGGTGGCAAAGAAGCTACTAATCAAATGATTAGCGGCGGGAAAGATATTGCTGGCGGCATTAGTGATGCTGCTAGTGGTGTTGGCGATTGGTTTACTCAGAATAAGTCTTGGATCTTGCCAATTCTGGCTGGTCTTGGCGCGGCTGGACAAGCTTCTGGTCAAGGTATGGGTCGCGGATCTTCGATCCTTTCTGGTCTTGGCGGTTTTGCCACCCAATATGGCAACATGGCGTATCAGCAGAGCCAGATCAATAAAAACAATATTGATCTGTTCAACCAGAACGTCATCATGACCAGAGATGAGAACGGCGCTATTAAAGCCACTGACAAATTGGGTAGACCCCTTTCGCAGCAACAAGTTGAGCAACTGTGGTCTCAAGCAACTGGCAATAATCCTGCTTTAAGAGCCATTGGTTCGCCAACACCGCCAGTTGTCCCGGCAAATGCTACACAAGAACAAATCGCTGCAACTAAGCCGCAGCAGAAAGAAACTTCTGCGGAAGCGGGGGCTCAAGCTGCTGCTCCTAAAACTGAACAGCCAGCCATAGGTGGCCAGCCAAAACAGCCATCCGCAACGGATCAGGCTGCTCAAACTGCTTTTGAGCCTGCACCCGGTGCGCTTAATCTTAATTCTGAATTGAGCAAATTGCGCCAAGTTGCGTTGACGCAAACTCAATGGCCTAGCGATCCCAATCAAAACCCTAATGCTCTGTTGCAGCAAGCTAATTCTGCACAGCAGGAAGCTGCTCGCTGGGAAAAGGTTTCTGGGAATAATGCGAATTACAACAAGGAGTATGCGGCAACTGCGCATCAGCAAGCTTTGGATTGGCAGAAAAAAGCCATGGATTACACGGAACAAGCTAATAAGCTTGTTGAACCCATCATCAGCGGCAACAAAGATTTCCTCGCCAAACGCGCTGATTCTTTGAATACAAGCGCGATGGGTTTTGATAAGGAAACGGGTGAAAGTTCTCTTAATTCTCAGCGCGATATGCAAATGCAGGATCAGCTTGCTGAAGTTTTGAAAAATCACAAATTTGGTCCTGGCACTGAACTTTGGCAAGAAATTAACAAATACAAAAATCTTGTTCCTGGGTTAGATACGGTAGTAAATTATTTTTCGAACGGGGCCAATCAAGAATGGGCATCGGCTAGTCAAGATGCGCAGAAAAAAGCAGAAACTATGCTTGTCCAAGCGGTTTCGGCTATGGGTCTGCAACGCGCTCCAGCTTCATCTGCGCAACATCTTTCTAAGATTGTACCGGGGATCGAAGTTGAACCTGGTGCCGCATATGACATCATCACGAATCAACGTGCATATGATATGCAACAGCTTGATATGAACAAAGCGTGGAGAGAAGCGCGAACATCGCACGATAAAAATGGATATATTCCCAACTCAGAATTGTGGAAACAAAATTGGGTGGAAAATAATCCAATTGAAAATTACAAGCATGCTGCGCATCTCGCGGTTCCCACACCAACTGGTATGACGCCAAATGAAGTAAGGGAATATGGGCCTAAGATTAGTGACCCGAGCGAAATTCAAAAAATGCGCCCTGGAACGCAATTTATGTTTGCTTCTGGTCCTAACCAAGGTCGGATTGGGGTGATAACGTCGGATCGTAAAGCGGCTTTAGTGCCCTAGGAGTTTGGTCATGGCAGATAACGCCAATACAAATGATCCTTGGGCCAGCGTTATGGCTGATCCTGGGTCAATTACTCCGCCTAAACGAAGCGAAACCAGTGGGTCTGCCCCTGTTTCGGATAAAAACGACCCTTGGTCCAGTGTTATGGCTGAACCTGGATCTTATAAAGCGCCCACTAGTGGTGCGCCCACGCAACCTATGGGTAATATTGTAAATATACCGATGGGTACAGAAGAAAAACCAACACCTTGGTCAGAAGTTGGCAAAGGTTTTGTCGCGAATGTTGTTCCAAGCACTGGTCGCGCTATTGTTGGCGCGGCTGAAGGTCTTGGTCATGCTGTCATGCATCCGATTGATACTGCTCAAGGCATTGGGCATTTAGCTAAGGGGCTTTATTCAAAAGAAGAAGGTTGGCGTGGTGCCAAGCAGGATCCTGAACAAAAAGCTCAGGATGAGGCGCTTGTTAACGCTTTCATGCAAAGCTATTCGGATAAATATGGTAGTTGGGAAGGATTCAAACATACTCTGGCAAACGATCCAGCCAGCATTGGTATGGATTTAGCAACAGTAGCATCTGGTGGCGAATTGGCTGCTGGAAAGCTTGCTGGGTTGGCTGGAACGGCAACCACTACAGGAAAAGTTTTGGGCACTGCTGCCGATGTGGCAGGCAATGTGGCTAAATATACAAATCCGTTGACGCCCGCGACAACTGCTGTTGGCGCTGTGGCAAGTAAAGTTGGTGCGCCTATAATCGGCAAAGTGTTCAAAACGGCTGGCCAGCCGGGCACAGAACCTATTTGGGATGCATCTGCTGGTACGTTCACGCAGCCAGTACAGGATTTAATTAAAACGCATTTTGAAGGGCGTTTAGATCCTGCTGTTTTGCATGACATTAAAGACAGCATATCCCATGAGATGAGTGAAGGTGGCATCAATAGCGCCTCTTTGGATCAAGCTTTGTTAAAAGCGCAAGGGATGGCACCAACCACTAGCGGCGTCACTGGTATTAAAGCACCTGCTGAAGCTAAGGCTGGTTTGGAAGAAGTTCGCGTTAAAAATATGCTGCAAGCGCAGCAAAATGCGGAATCTTTAATTGGTGGGCCAATTCCTAATACGCCTGTCATGGGCGATGCGCTTGAACAGGCTATGGAAGCCAGAAAAAATAATTATGCGCAGGCTTATGATGCTTTAAATGCAAACACGGATCGGCTGCATCCTTCGGTCTTCAATGGTTTGGTGCCCGACTTACATGCGGCGGTTGAAGCTAGATTGGGCACTTCTTTAGATCCGTCAAAATTTGCTGGATACTCTGGCAAGCGCGGTTTGTCATCTAATCAAACTGCATTCCCTGGCACTCAAGAAGCAATAGATATTCTAAAAAATGATCTTGCACCTATCCCTACTGCGGTTCCTATGCAAGCTCCGCAACAGGGTATGCAGATGCTACCTAAAGTAACTGCTTTGGGCCCAATAACGCAAAAAACCATCAATGATGTTCGAAAATCCCTAAATAAAATTTGGGACAATGCCAGCGACATGGATCGTCGCGGGATTGATGCTGTCAAACAGGTATTAGATGATCGAATTGATGGGGCGTATAGCTCGGTAACTTCGCCTAGATCCACAAACCCCTTGGTATTTGATGCTAAGGGGAGACCGTTGTCTCCTAGTCAAGCGGCTCAAACCCGCAATTTGATTGGTGATGCAAACAGCAAATATGCTGACTATCGAAATACATTTACAAATTATTCCACCACACCCGATGGCGTAATCGCCCGTGCAGCAAAAAACTTAAACAATAGTTTAAAATATGATCCGCAAAGCCAAGCCTGGGTTGGCCAAGCCACTCCTGAAATGCATAATATTGCCCAAAGTACTTTGCTGCAAGGATTAAAAGATCCTGCTAAATCAGCGGCAATATATGATAAATTAGCTGGTCCGCAGGGAGTTTTTGCTTCATCTCCGCAGCATATTGATATGCTTGACCAAATGCTTAGGCGTTCAATTTTGAATGGTGATGCCGAAAAATTGCCCGCAAATATAGACAAGTTTTTGAAAACTAATAAAGCCTTGGCAGATAGAATCTTCCCTGTAACTTCTGCTGGAGTGAACCCGCAAAACGAGCTTCGTCAACTTGGTGAAGCAATTCGTAGCGCCAATAAAATTCCAGACACAAATCCTGCTAAACCAGGAATATTACGGGATCTTACTGGAAGACTTGGAAAAGCCGGAATAATTGCAATGGGCCACGGTGTGGGTGGCGGAATGGGCGCAATAACTGCTGGCATCATTAGCCATAACTTGCATATGCCGCCTCCAACTCCAGAAGCGGCACTTGCTAGACAGTTGCAGGGTAATCCTAAGTTGCCTGCATCAGCCTATGCACCAGAGGTTCCGCCTGCACTCAGCGATGCGGCAAATGCTGCTGCCTTGGCCAGCGGTGAGTACGAAGAAAATGTCCCTCGTTATCTTACCATTCACCGCAAAGCAGGTGGTCGCGTGTCTAAAACAACGCCTGAGCAGCGCGCCGAGAAGCTTATCCGCATGGCGGATCTTGCTAAAAAGCAAGTTAACAAGACGACAGAAACTCTCCTTAGCGCCCCTGACGAGGCTGTGGTAAAAGCCTTGAAGATAGCCCAGGCTCACATATAAAGGTGAAGCATGACCACGACATACACGGTAAACAAGGATCTTGCGCTTCCCGGAACCGGCGATGACGTTGGGACATGGGGTCCAGTGGTCAATGGTAACTTCTCCATCATTGACTCGGCGTTCGGTGGTACGTTTACCGTGTCACTTTCAAACACAAACGTCACGCTGACCCAAGCGAACGTAGAAGCTGTTCGCATTCGCTTGACTGGAACCGTAACTGCATCTTTGCAAGTTATTTTTCCTTCGGGGATTTCTGGGTTTTATATCGTTCAGAATGCGACTACTCAGGGCAGTAATGTCATCACCCTATCCAGCGCAGGTGGTGGAACTTCTGTGACCGCAACGGCTGGTGCAGCCACGTTTATCTTCTCGGATGGCACCAATATCATTTATGCGAGCCCTACGACAGTTACGGCTGGAACCGGGATTTCGGTTGTCGGCTCAACGGTTAGCTTGTCCACCCCGGTATCTGTCGCAAATGGCGGCACGGGGCAATCTACTTACACCAATGGCCAGCTTCTTATTGGAAATAGCACCACTGGCGGGCTTACTCCGGCTACATTGACAGCGGGCACCAATATCTCAATTGCCAACACGGCGGGCAATATCGTCATTAGTGCCGGTGCAACAGGTGGCACAACCACTTACACTGGCTTGCAGACTTATCTTGGATCCGTGAACAATCTAGCAGCTTTGCTTACCAACGCAGGTGAAGTCGTCACGATACTCGCGTCGGCACCATCTAGCCCAGTTTCGTTTAACATAACCAATCAATCGGTTGGTTACGTCACGGCAAATGCCACAGGTAATTGGACTCTAGCGATTACAGCGTCATCGACAACGACACTCAATTCAATCATGAGTGTTGGGCAAAGCGTGACCATTGCTTACTTGGCCCAGTGCGGAACAACGGCATATTACAATAATGCCGTAACCATTGATGGCACTTCGGTCACGCCAGTATGGCAGGGTGGGGCTCCAACTGCGGGCTATGCGTCTTCTTTGAACGCATATACCTACACAATTATCAAAACGTCTACTACGCCGACTTGGACAGTGCTGGCGTCGCTAACACAATTTACGTAACCGCTTCTTCCTGTTTTTTCTTAGACTTCACCGTATTTGGCACATAACATAGTTTATGGTGTTGCTCGCAGCACCAACGATATGTTTTGACTTTCCCGCAAAATAACGCTTCTTTGCCGCTTGGCTGGTCGATGACATATCTACAATGCCAATGCTCTAGATCAATTAATTTAACATATGTCGAAGTTTCTGTTTGTTCTTGTGATGGTAATTCCGCCACAGGTTCAAACACAAATTTCAATTGATTTTGCGTAGGTTTGCTTTTTGGCGCTTGCTTGACCATTGGCAACTCCTGCGGGGGCGCAAGGTTAACTTCTTTGGGTGCTTTCTGTCGTAAAGTTACGCCTTTTTCCCTTAATCGGAAAATCATCCCCATGACCGCGCCACGGGTTATTCCCAATTCCTTGGCAATTTGATTGGAAGAAAAACCTTTCTCCCATAGCTGAACAATTTTTTGATTTCTTTCGCTCATTTTCTACCTATATTTTGTCTCAGTATATCCGCGATATGTGTCGTATTGATTCGACCTATCTTCATATTTTTGAACTTTACCAACATGTTGCATGTTGATAATTACATCATCGCGTGTTTCCCAAACCATTTTCCCATTTTCATCACGTTTAGTAGTTTTGTACATTTGGGTGACGACAATGTAATCATCCTGATCCATGATTTGCTTCAACGCTGCCAAAGTAGGAGCGGAATGCTCGCCGATCACTTGATGAACAAGTTTGCTCCAGCGCCCACTGTCGTCTATCGACCCCTGTGACGACGGCATATTCAACGTGAACAAAAACTTAGTCATTTATTTTGTCCTTTGCACAATTGTGCCATCCATTTTCCGTTTCAAGCCGGAATTTCTTCCAAATGGCATTGCAGCCGTTTTTGGTTTTACACCTAAATGTTTGGCGCGTATACGTTTTACCTTTGCTATCAACGGCATATCCACTTTTGCAGTATGCCGCCGATGGCAAGACCGATGTGCCACGAGCCAATTACTAGAATCGTCTTTCCCGCCAGCCTCAAGAGGGATCTCATGACTGACATCCCACTCTTGGCCAGCGTCAACGCGCATTTGGCACATATGGCATATGCCTTTATGGCGTTCAAAAATTTCGATCCTCATTTTGGTGGATATACGCACCCTCTGCATTAATGCACCACGCCGTCATGAGGTTTCCCCAAATCACCGACTGTTCGAGACATCGCAATTATATTAGCGCAAATTAATGCGGTATTTTCTTTAAATTCAACTTCATCGTTTGAAATACTTCTAACAAAAGATACAGACAATTCCGCTAAAATTATAAAAATATCTTCAATAGTCATTTTGATTGACTCGCTACGTAATCCAAGAAGCATTACAATTTCTTTGCAGATTTCTGCTTGAACTTTAGCAGTAAACTTTTTCTTTCTAGGATTCTTTTTCATAGCTTCATCTCCGCTCTGCGAGTTGCTTCATGTGATTGCCATTCATGAAATTTCATGCGGATATATTCCATCTGAACTTTCAATAAACTGGCTTGCTCTCTTGCTTTAACCATTGATGTTATATGTTCACTCCAAGCAGACGATCCTTTGACCAACATTTCTGCTTTGCTAACAGCCATATCGCCAAGGGAAAGCATCTGCTTGGATAAGAACGCAGATTTTGTTTCTTCTAAAAGATTAGCCGCTGCGTCGGCATCGACCCACTTTTTCGCAACAATGCGAAATTGCTCACTTAATGGAAGATCATTATCTGCGCTCATGGATGCACCCTATCAAAAAGGAATACTGTCTTCTATGTCGTCACTTTTCTTATTACCGTCTGATTGATTGTTGTGTGCCTCATATTTTACATATTCAGGCTGAATTTTCAGACTGAACCATTCGCCATAATTCCCCTGCTTAACCCACCCAGACAGATCATATATTTTCCCATCAATGTTTACTTTCCCTTTATGAGAAGGTTGATTGTCGGTTTTCCGGTATTTGTTTTGGCTAAAATTACCCTGACCAGGTTTTAGTTCATATGCCATTGCTTTCACTCCTTAAAAGCAGCTTCTAGATCATTCAGTTTTGCATCCAAATCTTTCAGAAAATCAATGACTTCCTTTTCCATGGATACAATTTCAGCGTCATCGCGTTCAACGCGCTTGATGAACAACTGGATATTGTCTGGCAAACGTGGATCATACGATACAAAATCTACCCACTTCCTACCAGTACAAGCCATTTGCCACTGCATCTGTGTCTGGTACTTTTTAGGAACCGATCTTGTGATGCAAGTTTCAATATGCGTTGCGGTATTGGGGCATTTGATCTCGACCATACCATCGTCATTGATAAGCCCGTCTGGGCTACATCCAGACATATCGATAGTTGGGTGGGGAACAAAGCCTACCTGATCCACCAAAACCCCTAGTTTGGCTTCATAGGCGAGCCTAGCATGAGGCTCTTGCTCTGTTCCCCACTGCATAGCAGCGTTGATATATGAATCTGCTGGCTTGCCCGTCAGCCTTTCAACAATCAACTCTGCCATGTAATTAGCCCTAGATGCACTAGGACCAGATTTTGTCTTGGCTATCAAATCAGCCATGCGGCTGGCTGTAACCTTGCCACAGCGAATGGCGAGCCATTCTGGTGTTCCTTGTTCCATAGCTTTTATCCCTAAATATGTCCGACAGGATCTTCACTTCCAAAAGTGGCAACCTCTGCATCTTCCGCAGCTTTCTTCAACGCGACCATCTGTGTTTCAGAAATGGTTGAGCGCACATCTTTGTTTTCACGCCACCACTTGTTAAAAGCATCCTTGCCTTTCCTAGCTGCCTCTAACGCTGAGGCATATGTGACGCGAGTGGCTTCTAAGGGCTTTTCCTGAGCCTTGGCTTGGCCAGCCACAGCGGCATTGCCATCATCGTCATCTGCAGCCAGATTCAAAATCGCAGACATACCGTAGCGCCGCGCATATGTCAGTGCAGAACCGATACCATGAGCATCCGGCTTGCCAACGGGCATCGATAGCACCTCCGACATGAATTCGCCTGACTTATGCAAAATCATGGTTTCCACTTCAACGCGATTATCAGAGGTGCGCGGAAACTGAAGGATAGAAAGATCGTTGGTGGCAAGCGGTTCGCGGATGGCGTCACGCAGCGCATTGATGTCGGCATACTTTGATTTGAAAACAGGGTTGACGCTGCCCTTGGTCGCAGCTTCGATTTGGCCCTGAGCCTTGGCGAGCGCCGTGGCAAGCTCGCCTATTGTTTCAGACATTTTCATCGCTTTTCCCTTTCTTGCGTCGTTCTGACCATCACAAAATACGCCAATGTCAAAGGATGTCAAGGTGCCCTTGACATTTTTTTTGAGGGCAAGTATGATTTCAATATGAAGAAGCGTAACCCCATACTTTGGAGAGTGTTTGAGCATTTTGGCAGCGCCTCTGCCTTGGCTCGCAGTCTTAACCTAACCCGAGCAGCGGTATCTGCTTGGACCCATATCCCATGGGCGCATGTTCGCACAATAGAGCGGTTAACGGGTATTCCTAAAGAGGAGTTACGCCCAGATGTTTACCAATGACATCGCCGTTAAAGACGTTTTGCGAATGTTTGATCTTGGTATGGACACAGAAACCATTGCCAAGGTTTTGCAGGTTGAAGAACATTTGATCTACAATATCCTGGCATTTGCGAAATCGGTGGAGAAGAACTTTGGAAGTGATGCTCAAATTGTCAAAACTTCCACCAAGCGTGAACAGCATTTGGAGGAGGGGAGTGGGAGTGACGTACCGCTCCTCCAATTACTTGAGTTGGAGGGCGTATGTATCCGTGGAAATTCTTTTGCAGATGAGAAGCCAAAAACCGATTAACGGAAAATTTGGGCTTTATGTTGTATTTGTGAGGAAGGATAAACGTAAGCGGGATCTCGATAACTTATTCAAAGGGTTGTTGGACATTCTAACTGAGATGAAGGTCATCGAGGATGATTCGTTGATGGAGAATATCGCCGCAGAATGGGCTCCGAATGATGGGCATTTCGATTGTGCGGTGATTGTGTGGATAAACTCGATACCTGAAGCTATGGAAACAGGAGAACATGATGGAAAAGCAAAAACTCGAAAAGCTCGTAAAACTTTGCCCCGCAAATCCGACATTTGATTTGTGTGCAGCCAGCCAGCCAGAGCTTTGGATTAAATGGTGCGAAGCCCGTGGCAGGCAAAATGAGCCTAGCAATGTTTGGACAGAGATTGATGTGTACAATCACATCTGGTCCCTTTGCTATAATTATCCTGATTTGGCGAATCAATTTGGAGCCATATCATGATGATCCAATTAAACCCCACAATTCCGCTTACCACCCCGTTGGGCAAAGCGTTATGCCATTTTTTGATTGATAATGGCGACGAGCATCATTTGCTGTGGGTGTGCATACAGGAAGATACCGGAGAAATTTGGACTTGGCCCAACACCAAAGTTCGTGGTCGAAACAATCCGACATTGGGCAGAAATATGGAGATAGGCGATGACTGAATGGCAACCAATCGAAACTGCGCCAAAGGATGGGACGAGTGTTCTTCTTTATGGCATTTGGTCTGGCGAAGTTCATGGTCACGACAATGAGTATTCTATTTTACAAGCTTCTTTTTCGTTTAAAGATTGGCTTGTAGAAGGGGGTGAATATTATTGCGCATATGTTCTCAATCCCACCCATTGGATGCCGTTGCCGCCAGAACCTAAAAAGGAGAAGAAGTGATGGAAGAACTGCTCAACTTGCTCTTGGTTCTTTGGCTTCTTTTCATGACTGTAGGTGTCTGCATCATAGCCACCTACATTGTTTGGGATGCCCTTAAATCAATCTACAGGGGAGATTTTCCATGACTGATGATCTTGTGAAGCGGCTGCGTACCCCTAATGGGCCATTTAACTGGGAAGACGCCGTTGCAACCTACCTTGAAGCCGCCGATTGCATTGAACAGTTAGAACGCGAACTTAGGAAGCTTGAACATTGGCTTCCAGACGATGTGTTCCAGCCTATTCTTGCAATATTGGAGGGGAAAGATGGATAGTTTTCTTGAAGCTTATGAAAGAGAAAACAAAATTGTTTGGGGGCGAGTTGATGAATTGGAGGCTGAAGAAAAACGCCTTAAGGCTCGCATCGAGAAGCTGGAGGAGGCGCTGCGCGCATTGTCGGCTACTTGCGATTGTTGGGCGGCGGTGAAGGAGCGCGGAAAGGTAATAAAACTATTGGAGGGGAAAGATGAATGATCTTGTGAAGCGGCTGCGCAGTTTGGTTGGGCAGTACATTGGTGATGCCGATATTGACGATGAATTGCAGGGTGCCGCCGACTGCATCGAGAAGCTGGAGGCTGCTATTGTAACATATAGCAGCGCTGTAGCAGGTGCCCAAGTATGTAATGAAGAACTAAATCGCGCACTTAATCGCGTGATTGACCGCTGGGAAATTCAAAGCGCCCGCATAGAGAAGTTAGAGGAGGCGTTGCGGGAGATTGCTGCGCTGGGTTATTGGGATGGCGACAGCGCGATGAATATCGCCCGCAAAGCACTGGAGGGGAAAGATGACTGAACTGAACGAAAAGTTAGCACAAGAAGCCGCAGAATTGATCAACGGCGGTGAGTGGCGTGATGGCAAGTGGTATTCTGAAGGCCATCGTGACGCATGGCGAAGGGCGTTGAAGCCAGCCGCCGACCGCATCGAAAAGTTGGAGGCGGCGCTGCGGGAGATAGTCGATCTGTCTAAAGGCATGTCATACCTTTTAGGGTTCACTCCCGCAGACATCGCCCGCAAAGCACTGGAAGATAAAGATAGTTTGGTTTGATCGAACTTAACAAAGGGGAAAAACATGAATCACAAAGACGCACTTCTCTCTGCTGTCACTATCTTAAATGAACGTGCGGCAGAATATGGACCAGAAGAATTGTGTTTCCAACGCATAGCCAGCCTGGCAACTATCGTTCTGAATAAGTATCTAAACGAATACGACATTGCCATGATACTGCATTGCGTTAAGCTTGGCAGATTACAGGAAAGCCGTGGCAAAGCTGATAACTATATTGATGGCATCAACTATCTTGCGTTTGGAGCGCAATTTGCTCAGACGCTGGATCCTGTAGCTACGGCTCAACAAGGCGTTGATGCGTTAGACGATGGCATCGCCAGCATCGCACAAAAATATGCGCCGTTACCTAACACAGACGAGCCGCAATAAAAAAACCCGCCTCGCGACGGGTCAAGTTAGCGTTTCGAGCTTCCCAGTTACTCAGGTAAAAACTGGGAAGCTCGAAATCTTCTCGCAAATGCAGGGGGTCGTCAATGAAAAAAGTGCCGTTGGAAGATCAAATTAACTGTCTCGAAACTGTCTACGAAAACTTATCTGAAGCCATCAACATTTTGAAAAAAATTGATTCGTTGAACCCGCAAATTTTACATAAACAAAGCCATTTGGAGGAAATACAAGCGGCGATTAACACATTGAAATGGTTAGAAAAAAACAAACAATCCGTTGTCGAGGCGCATAGGCGTATGGCTGATTGACATGCGCCAAAAAAGCATGTTATTTTGTCATTGCGATGGAGGTCAAAATGAGAGTGAAAGAATATTTTGAGGACAAAGCGATGGAGCAAATGATGCCAACGATGACAGACAAGGAAAAGCGCACAGATGCGTTTTTCAAGCTATGTCAAAAAACCAACATGCTGAATCGGGAGATTGCTGAGTTTCTGCAAATTCCAGAACGTAGTTTGTATCGCTACTTGTCAGGGACAAGTCGTGTCCCGCCGCAACTTGTCAAACTTTTGACGCTCAAATTAGAGGGCGTTATTGACTAGCTTAGGCTGGCCAGCGGGCGACTGCCTATATGTGATATATATATAATAACATAACGCGCACACGCACTAACTTAGTCTTATCTTCGGGTTATATATATATATAATACTAAACCCTCAGATAATCCTAAGTTAGCCAGCCTTGGCTAGCAAAGTTATATATATATATATCCCTTAACTCAGATTACTCCCTTAGCTGCGCGGGCGCGATATAGTCCCAAACCTAGGTTAGGTTTCGTGTAAGCGGGCGTGTAGGCAAGTGCGCGAGCGGGCACATCAGACGAACTTTCGATTAAAAATATCTGTTGGCGGGGATTAGAGCTATGCTGGAGGCGTTGCAAACGACTAAAAGTTGCGATATGTGTTTAGTCGTTGCAAACGGCTCAGTGAGGCTTTTATGGCAAAGAGGCGATTTGGACCCGAGCGGATGTTTCGGATCAGGATTAGCGGCTACTTCTGCGTGTATTGTGGAGAGATTGCAACGCAGGATGAGCATTTCCCTCCCATGTCGTATTCGCTCCACGGATATATTTTGCCAGCGTGTGCAGAATGTAATTCTTTAGCTGGAACGAATTATCCAACTGATTTTGTTAATCGAGCTAGTCGCGTAAAGGGAAGGTTGAGAAATCGCTATCAACATCAGATGGAAACTCCTGATTGGTCGCAAGAGGAAATTGATGAATTCGGCAGAAACCTAAAAGCTGAGGTATTAAAATGGGAAAAAACGACACGAATCGCAAAAGAGCGCATTGCCTGGAATGCAATCAGCTATTTAGCCAGTATAGACCAATGCAACGATTTTGTTCAGACTTATGCAGAGGAAGATTTTTTAGAGCAAAACAGATGGAAATGGTCCGAGAAGCAAAAGAAGTACTGAAAAAAAAATGAGGAAAAGCGATGACATCTTTGAGGGATTACCAAATCGACGCGCTGGACAAGCTTCGGTCTAGCTTGAAGGCTGGCAACCGGCGTCCGGTTGTCCAAATGCCGACAGGTGCTGGCAAGACCATCATGGCGGCTGCGATCATCCAAGCTGCCCGTGAGAACGACAAGCGGGTGATGTTCACTGTGCCTGCGCTGAGTTTGATCGATCAGACTGTGCAACGGTTTGAGAATTTTGGCATTACCGACATCGGGGTGATCCAAGCGGATCATTGGATGACCGATGCTTCGATGCCGGTGCAGGTAGCCTCGGTGCAAACGCTCAACCGGCGTAAAATACCCAAGGTTGATCTTGTGATAGTGGATGAGGCTCATATCCGATTTGGTCTTTACGATCAATGGTTTAAACAAGAATCTTGGCAAAAGACTCCAATCATTGGGTTGTCTGCGACACCCTGGGCCAAAGGGATGGGTTTAATTTGGGATGATTTGATTATCGGCACGACAATCGATGATTTAATCAAAACCGGACACTTGTGTGATTACAAAGTTTTTGCGCCGAGCCACCCGGATCTAGCCGGGGTAAAAACCCGCATGGGTGATTATGAGGTTGACGCGCTGGGCGCCGCCATGAGCAAAAAAGATCTTGTGGCAGACATTGTGTCAACGTGGCTTGAGCGTGGCGAAAAGCGACCGACAATTTGTTTTTGCGTCAATAGGTTACATGCAAAGTACGTGCAGGAACAGTTTATTGAGGCTGGCGTTCGATGCGAGTATCAAGATGCGTACACGGATCGTGAAGAACGCAAATCGATTGCTAAGCGGTTTGAGGATGGTGACTGTCAAATAGTTTGCAATGTCGGAACTTTGACAACCGGCGTTGACTGGGATGTTCGCTGCATCATTTTGGCGCGACCGACGAAAAGTGAAATGCTTTTTGTCCAGATGGTTGGGCGTGGTTTGCGTACTGCGCCGGGAAAAGACCACTGCGTTATTTTAGACCATTCGGACACCACCAGCCGATTGGGATTTGTGTCGGACATACACCACAATAGGTTGTCTGTTAGCCAGTCGGATTTGCTTGAAAAAGAGGCTCGCCAAGAGCCGCTCCCCAAAGAATGCCCCCAATGTCATTTCCTGCGACCGCCGAAGATCTCGGTGTGTCCTGCATGTGGTCATCAGCCTGTTGCTGTGAACAAGGTGCATTCTATCGCGGGCGAACTATCGGAACTTTCGCGTAATGGAAAGGCTGCATCTCAGGTTCAGGTTGATGAAGCTGAGAAGGAGCTATTTTGGCGTGAGCTTTTGACCTATGGTCGTCTCAAGAACTATAAATCCGGCTGGGCGTGGTACAAATTTATCGAGAAATTCGGGATGAAAGCGTGGAATCATTATTCGACCGACAATGTGGATGAGATCCGACCGGCAACGAAGGCGTGGATCAAGCATCGCCTCATTGCGGTTGCTAAAGCTAGGCAAAAAATTCAATCAGTGATTCAGGTGCAAAATGTCCATTAGAGAGGATGCCCAAGGACATTGGATGGAAATTTTGTTGGCGGTTGGCATCGACCGATCTTTTTTACGTAATAGCCATGGTCCGTGCCCGTCATGTGGGGGTAAAGACCGATTCAGGTGGGATAATCACAACCAAAAGGGTGGTTTTATCTGTAACCACTGCGGCGCAGGTGATGGGTTTAAGCTTGCAGAATTGTGCGGCATAGGGTTCCGCCAGGTTTGCGATATTATTCGTGGTTTGGGCATATCGACCGACCAAACAGGCGTTCAACGTATAAGTGGGGAGGAAGACCATCGTCTACGGGATCGGATGCAATCTGTCTGGATGGGCGCAAAGGCTCTGAGTCGGGGATCCCCAACGGATAAATACCTGACCCGACGCATGGGTACTTTTTTGGATCTTTCGCGGGTGCGTTATGTCAAGGAGTGCTTTGACATTTGGCATCCTTTTGACCAAAAACGCTATCCAGCGGCGATGGTTTGCAAGATTGCTCACGAGGGGCGCGCTGTTAACCTGCATCTGACCTATCTGGACAACGATGGGTTACGCATTGAAACGGGGAAACCGAAGCTGGTGATGGCTGGCAAGCTTCCTGCGGGGTGCGCGATCCAATTAGCGGATCATGGCGACCATTTGGGCATTGCGGAGGGCGTTGAAACTGCCTTGGCTTGCCAGATGCTGACGGGGATCCCGACTTGGGCGGCGATTAACGCCACGTTATTGTCTCAGTGGGTCCCGCCAGCGGGTGTCAAAAAAGTGACAGTATTTGGTGATAATGATTTGAGCTATACGGGACAGGCTAAGGCGTATTGCTTAGCTAACCGATTGGTGGTAAAGGAGAAATTATCTGTCTCAGTGCAATTGCCAGAGACCGATGGGGCCGATTGGGCCGATATAGTGGCGGCGGGCGCACGTTAGTGGCCCGCCGTTTTATATTCACACACACATGTGGTCGCTTGGAAGCTCGAACGATTTAAACCATTCGACAGTTTCCCGATGGCAATATTCATTGCCTGTATCGTAGATTTCCCACACAAGTTCTGCGACCTTGGCGGTTATATCTGACCAAGTGCCGACTTCATCCAACCATAGAATGGCTTTGATTGTGTTTGGATCATCAATTTGCATGGAGTAGATCCAATCGACCATTGCCTCGACCGACCGAAATGGTTGTTCATCCATCCATGGCTTGCGGTCTTGACCTTTGAACATGATGATACCGAATGATTCCATAGCTTTATCCTCCGATTGCGATGATGCCAGCCAAGATAGCTGCTACTGCGATTGTGATAGCCGCCGCCCATAGGGCGATGGCTGTTATTTCGAATAGGGCGACCAATGCCCATGAGACCAATCGTGACATTATGCCATCGCCCAATCACAAGCAAAATCTAAATACGTTTCTTCTAAAATATACCATTCATCATCAGATAGATAAAATACGTTATTTGATTGCTCTATTGCATCATGATAAGCGTCAGCATAGCTTTCACTAAATTCTTTGTGCATAGAATACATATGATGAATGGCTTTTTCTCGTGTTGTAAATGCGCTTGCGCTAGGCTCATCCATTTGGAGACCGTAGTGGATTGTGAGCCAAATTTTCTGCATGTGTTTTGTCATGTTCTGTTCCTTTCCATTGTTTTAATCGACCGACCGACCATCGACCGACCGATATGACAGTTTGGCACACGACCGACTTATAGTCAAGTGACCGACCGACCGACCGACCATTGACCGACCGACCGACCAACAGATAATGCGCCGCGACTGATTATCCGACCGGCGCATTTGCACATTTCGCCTGGGTTGTCGTGATTATTGGCGGCGCCCCTGGACTCCCCTGGGCACAGCTTAACCATGGCTATATGGCAGATTTAACATAAACATTGCTTTAGCTCCAGGGGATACTTGGGCTTTGCTTTAACAAGTGGGGGATTGTTAGCGTGCTAGCCGTTTGCGCTTTGTCAATTCAACGGTTATTGCATCGAATTCGGCTAGTAGCTTGGCTACGTACGGGTCTCTTGTATCCCTTTCGCGATATATGGGGAGCGTAGCGGCTATATCGCGCCTAGCGTGGTCCAATTCGGCTATAGGCTTGCGCTTGGCTTGCGCTTCATACCATGCGAGAGAATACGGGGCGGGGCTTATCTTCATAGCTTGGGCCTTTCGGTTAGGGTTAGCTGTTAGGGTTACTGGCAGACAATAGGCGCAGAAAAGCCGGGGAAAGCCCCGGCTCATTTGATTAGACGAAACACAAGGCGCAAAGCGCGCCCACGAAAAGCCAACAAGCTAAAGCGGCTACGGCTTCAATTGCTTTCCCCATAGCTTTAGGCCTTTCCATATAAGCGCGCCAAGCGGCTTTCATGAATTGCGTCCCTTGCAGCATTACAAGCCTTACAATACGCTTTCCAGCGTTTCAGAACGAAATTAGCGGCTTCTAGACGTTCCCTTTCGGCTTCCGTGTTTAGGTAGCTTCCGAAAACTAGGGCTAGCGCCATATTTTGCACTTCATAGCGGGCGCGATTAATCCCTAGCGCGGCTATTGCTCTGTTCATGTCCATTGCTTTTCCCCATAGGTTAGAGCGCGCTTTTTATAGCGCGCTCGAGTTAACATAGGCTTAACGACTAAGCCGCAAAGCGTTCACGATCAAAAAGCGTAGTACTAGCTTTGTCGCCGTGTTGCACCACAAAGCCGGAAGATATGTCACGCTTGGCTTTGTTCCCTTTCGGGGAAAGCCCTATCACCACGCCCTTGGGGCGCAAGTGCAAGAGGTCGTGATCATCCCCATTCACGACCCGGAAGCCATGCCACAAAGCCGGAAGCCCATGGGCAAAAACAACGGCTACATTGCCCCCGGCTTTTAGCACTTCTAAGCTTGCGCTCTCATTTATTTCTGAACGGCTAAAAGTTAAGCTATAGTTAGCCGGAAGCTTCCCTTGCACATAAGCCAAGGCGCGCTTTTTGCTTTTCGTATAATCTACGAATTGCAGATCGGGGAAAGTCTCGGGGATGGAAAGCCCATTGTAGCGTAAACCTTCCCAAGCGAGATCCGTTGAACCATTTAAGCGAACGCAAAGCTTTAAACCTTCCCTGTTGGCTTTCGCATAAGCTAGCTCAATTGCGTGAATGATATCGGCCAAATAGGCCTTACGGTCTCGCATAAAGCGGCGAGCTTTGACAATGCGGCTTTGCACTACGCTAGGGTAGTAGATAGCCGCCCCGCTTGTCGTACCTAAGCAAAGCGCAATGCAAGCGGGGCTTGCGTCACCACAAAGGTTACCTACCCCGGCTAGCTTGTGGGGCGCCATATAGTGAATAGCGTTTAGATAGCCGAATCTTACGGCTTTAGCCGCCTTGGGGTTATCTAGGCTAAATATCCTATTTTCCATAGCTTTTACCTTTCATAGCTTTTCGCCTGCCAATGCAAACGGCAATGGGAACAGCTAGGCCATTCCCATAAACTCTTGCACTGTTAATCCATACGGCTTCCGCTGAAAGCCGCAAAGCCCGCTTCCCTGAACGCTTGCGCCATTGCATAGGCGTGGGTTTCTTTACGCGCCATGGATTGTCCATGTGCGCTAATCCATATTTCTGCGCCCCCATAATACCCCTTTCTTGCGTGGCCGTTTTTTATAAGCCATCTGCCAAATGAGCTATTTGCGGGCTTTACAGTAACCCACGCAAAGCCGCACGCGCCTTCCGAAACGTGATATACTTTCCCCGTAGCCGGGTCGTGAACGCACATTTCGGGGGGGGTTATCATTTCGGCTTTAGCGAAACCTTCCCTATTGGCGCGGGCTAGCAATTGAGCGAAATTTTCGTAAAGCTTGGCGCGCTCTTGCTTTTCGGCGGCAATCTTTTCGCGCAAGCTGTTGTATTGCTTTTCCATGGCATTTACCTTTCTTTAGATCGTGGGGGTTTCAACGGTTATTGCATAGCCCATGTTCTTGATTATGCGGATCGCATGATCGGTTAGTGTTTTGTTGCCCGTTAAAGCTGCTAGGGCTTTAGCAGTCTCGCAAACGGGGTAAACCGTAGGATTGCCGTAAACTTGCTTTATTCTAACTGTGATCATCATGGCTTTAACCTTTCGGGAGATAGAGCGGGGCTTTCGCCCCGCTGTTGAGTTAGAAGTTATGGGGAGTAACCCCGCGCGCTTTGCAAATTGCTAGGGCTTCACGTTTCCCTTTTACGGCGATCCGCTCGCCTTGTTGGAATTCTGCGCCATTGCAAGGGCGAGCGCAGATGGTCAATTCGAAGTTTCCCTTGCCGCGCGCCTTGTGAAAATATGCGATCATTTGACTAGCCCCGTGTTTGATTGCTTACAGTTACGCTTATAGGTCTCACGGGAGCGCATGTCAAATTGGCAGATTGTGGAAAGAAAAGCGTAGTGTTTTCAATGATTTACTTTTTGGGCTTTTTGGGGTATTTTTATTGAGTCGCGCAGAAATTTCGCAAGCTTTTCAGCAGCTTATCGGTAAAGCGTGACTGTTTTCAGGGGCGAAATTAGCAAGGCGCGCTTTAGGGGCGAAATATGGCGAAAGCGGCAAAAAAAACGGAAGCGGCTAGCACTGGCAAGCCAAGGGAAGCCGTAAGCGTGAGAGAGCTAAAGCTAACCCCGCCGGGGATATTGCCGCCAACTAGGGAAGATTGGAACGCGAAATATAAAGCCGTAAGCACTGAGCGCGCAGGGAAGGCCCTAGAAGCCGTAAAGAAGCCCAATGGGCGCCCTAGCAGATACACGGAAGAAATAGCGGATCAATTAATAGAGCTAGTAGCTAGCGGGGTTACAGTTTCGCAAGCTTGCGCTGTTTTGGGGCTACCACGTAAGACATTGGAAACGTGGTTAGGGAATGGGAAGCCTGAGATTGAAGCTTTTAAGGTTAGGCTTGCGCGCGCCCGAAATGACGGGGGAGAAGCCCTAGCCGGGGAAGCGTTGCAAGTAGCCCGCGAAACCTATGCGAAAGAAGAAGTGACTAGCGCGCAAGTGCAAGCTGCTACGCTTCTAACTAACGTACTCAAATGGCAGGCAGGGGTTTTGAACACAAGCTATAATCCTAACGCTATCAAACACTTAGAGATAACCGGGGCGAATGGCGCGCCATTAAACGCGCCTGTTGTAATAGATGCGCGATCGTTGCCCGACGATCAAAGAGAGGCAGTAAGACAAGCCTTGCTAGCCATGCGTGGCGATAGCGCGAAAACCATCGACGGTTAAAAACGTAATGATATCAATGGGTTAGCTCGGCGGCGATTCTGCGCTGGCGGAAAATGTTTAATGATATCAAGGGGTTAGCTGGGAAAAAGGGGGATACCTTAGTTTTTTGGGTCCCGGCAAACCGACCACCGACACCCCGCCTATTGAACAGGAGTCCCAGGCTTAAGCCTGAACCCCTCACCTCAATATACGCCCCACAAAACTAAACTATACGCGCTTGACTATTCTCAAAATAGGATCAATATAGGCGCAGTCTCAATATAGGATCACTGGTATCTATAGGGGTATATAGGGGTATGGTTATAGAGGTACGGGATATATTGCCTAAGAAGGGTATGGGTAATGGGGCCCCCGGAAAGGTACCTGGGAAAGTTTCTGGCTCTATGGGTCCCTCAAATGGGTCCCCTGTGGGGGTAGGGGGTAATACCCAGGCTGCTACGGCTGGCCAGCCATTGGGTGGGTATATAGGGCGACCTAGGTTGGAGGAGGTGCCGTATACCTTTGAAGCAACTAAGCCTTGGGAAACTGGTAAGGTTAAGATGTCTAGGGCGACTTGGTATCGGCGTCGGCGTGAGGCGTTGGCCAATAAGAAGCCTTAAGTGTTTGTAATTTAACATGAATAGGGGAAAATAACAATGATAGAGTATGCAAAACGGCAATGGTTACGTTTTAAGCAAGCTTGGAGAGCGTTTAAACGTGAGTGGTTGTTCAACCATGTTGATCGTTCAGATCATGTTAAGGTTGACCGATCTTTTCAAATTATGGGTCTTGGGCGTCTTAGGGATCCTAATAGCTATCCAGACGGCAGCTTTGATATGTTGCCGTCGTATTATGGCCAAGCTTTAACCAGATTTGATGGTCATGTTTTTACGCTTAAGCATACGCACTATAATCCCAAAACCATGGAAGTGAGGTACTTGGAGACAGATCAGCCAGCAGACGGATTTATTGTACTGACAGAAACTTGGTTACGCCAAGACCCTCAAACGCCGGATCCTTTCAGATGAACACGTCAACAATCAGCAGCTTGATGGAAAAGGTCTTATCCTATCCTGCATACAACAAAGACTTGGCTTTGTTTTATATGGACAAGTACGAACCGGCTTGGTCGGCTGAGTATTGTAACCCAGCGTCGCATTGCGTCATGCTGGGCGAAGCATCCGGTGATTTTGTTGGATCAGGCAAGACGCCGGAAGAAGCTTTGGAAAATTTGATCAAGGCGCTGGATAGCCATAACTGGGACGATCCGTGATTTTATGCCATGTATGTCAAATTATATATTGACATGCTTGGCTGTTTTGGTAGGGTTCACCGTCAACAAGGGGAATAGCAATGGAAAAGCCAAAATCAAAACGTGGGTTTGCCAGCATGTCGTTGGAAAAGCGCCGTGCAATAGCTTCTATGGGTGGCAAAGCTTGTCCAAGTGAAAAGCGCCAGTTTTTTGTTAATAGAGAACTTGCCCGGCTGGCTGGCCAAAAAGGTAAAAGATTGAAAAAAACAACTCAAACAACGGAGCATAACAATGTCGCCTAAAGACAAGATGCTCATTGAAGTTGAAGTTTCGTTCAACGAATTTGTATCCGTGATCACAAAAGAATTTGGAACAAAGTTTCCACAGGCTTTGCGTGATCAATTTATGAATGCGTCAGCTATCGATGACGGCGATCTAAATAACTTGAAAACAACAATTAGACGCACGGGCAAATGGCTGTGGAACTATCAGTATGGCGCTACAGGGATTGTGTCCGAACAAATTGTCGAGTCACGGAAGGCAATAGAGCAGCTAGTGTCTATCCTGCACATTGGCCAAGCTTATCCTGAAAAAGCAGCGGCGCGGGCTATAAAACTGCGCCCCAAACTTGTGCTTGATAAAAAACCAAAAATTATTTTGGAGGAACAAGATGCAGACGCTTGAGGAAATGCATCAACATTACAAGGCTGTGCGGAATCGGCTAAGATACGCGCCACCCCAAAAACCTGTGGTAATCGCTTTTGTACCTCAGCCTGAACCTGAACCTGAGCCTGAGCCTGAGCCTGAGCCGCAACCAGAAGAAATTAAATATGCAATCCAGATTGCGCTGCCATTAAGCCCAGCGCAATACATTTTGCAGGAAGTGGCTCTAAAGCATGGCATTACCACCCAAGACATCAAATGCCACAGCCATAAAAAATTGTTCGTAAAAGCCAGACAAGAAGCAGCGTATTTAATGCAAAAAAATTTAAAGTTATCGTTGCCAATGATAGGTCGCGTCATGGGCAAACGAGACCATACAACAATTTTGCATGCGATTCGGCAGTACAAAAAACTGAACCAGATAGAATAGGAAAAAATAATGGAAGACGTAATAAGGATTCATTTGTCTCCCGCTGAAATGTTTGTCGCGGCGGAAGTTGGAAAGCTGCGGCAAATTCAGGCTATACAAGAAAACCGTAAAAATAGAATTAAAAACCATAGAGGAGCCCCTTGGGAAGCCCATACTGAAGGCTCTATGGGGGAATTGGCCGTATCCAAACATTTTAAACTGCACTGGTCCGGTTTATGCAACCAAGGCGCGGCAGATGTAGGCGGCATATATGATGTTCGAACCACGTCGTACATGAATGGCAGTCTATGGGTTCATGAAGATGATAAAGATGAAAGGTTTATGTGGCTGTTAACGGGCTACGACGGTTCATACATTTTGCGTGGCGGAATGTATGTACACGAAGCCAAGCAAAAACATTGGTGGGGCACAAAAGACGCAACTGGTCCCAAAGAAAACAAAAGTTTTGCATTTTGGATCCCGCAAGAGCATCTTTATTTCCCGGAAGGCACGAGGTAATGAGCATGAATGGCCCTTTGGGACAAATTGACGCTTCAAAGTTTGACTTGGAAAAAAGTTTGCAATCCTATGAGCGCATGGATTGCGAAAACAGTTTGTATGAATTTTTTCAAAAAGCTTGGAAGTATATAGATTCAGCGCCTTACACCGATGGCTGGCCAATTGAAGCCGTCGCTGAACACTTACAAGCTGTAGTAGACGGCGATATTAAACGCCTTATCATTAATATCCCGCCTCGCTGCGCCAAATCCACACTGACATCCGTGGCTTTCCCTGCTTGGGTATGGACACAGCCGTGGAATACGCCAACTTCTGGCCCCGGAGTGCAGTTGCTCCATGCATCATATGCGTTCTCCCTAGCTCTTCGAGATAGCGTAAAGTGCCGCAGACTTATCGAATCGCCTTGGTATCAAGCTCTATGGGGCGATAGGTTTAAGCTGCAAGGCGATCAAAACACCAAGGGGCGCTTTGCCAACGATCAAAATGGCGAACGACTGATAACTGCCGTCGAAGCGCGTGTAACGGGTGAAGGCGGCAACATTATCGTAATTGACGATCCCAACGCAGCCAACGAAGCGTTCTCAGAAGCAGCAATTCACACCACAGTGGAGTGGTGGGACACTACAATGTCTACCCGCTTGAATGATCCCAAGACGGGCGCGTTCATTGTCATCCAGCAGCGGCTAGGTGAAGAAGATCTTACCGGGCATATCCTTTCCAAGGAATACTCAAGCTGGACGCATTTGTGTCTGCCCATGCGATATGAATGGCAAAGGCATAGCTACACTAAAATCGGCTGGCACGACCCCCGTGGCTGCGCGGCGAATGACACCCCTTTGGTGGCGATTACAGACAATGGCGAACGATTGCCCGTAAGCCCGGAGGCTCGGGAGGAATTGGAAATCCGCGAAGGTATGCTTATGTGGCCCGAGCGGTTTGCGGAAGAAGAAGTTAAGCTTTTGGAAAGGCAACTTGGCCCATGGTCGGCTGCTGGCCAGCTTCAACAGCGCCCAGAACCCAAAGGCGGCGGTATTATCAAGCGAGATTGGTGGCAAACATGGGAAAATCCGGCGTATCCCCCAATGGATTTGATTATAGCCTCCTTGGATACGGCATATACAACCAAAACTGAGAACGATTTCAGTGCTTTAACAATTTGGGGCGTGTTTACATCCGACGTTGTAGCCCAAGCTAACCGGATGGCTGGCCGATATGATGGCATTTCCCAGTCGTATCAGCGAACTTTTGCAGAATCCCACCCCCGTGTAATGCTTATGTATGCTTTCCAAGAGCGTCTGGAGATCCACGAGTTGGTCACAAAAGTCGCCAAATGGTGCAAAGATCTAAAAGTAGACACGCTTTTGATTGAAAACAAAGCCGCTGGTCACTCTGTGGCCCAGGAAATCCGCAGATTGTACGGATTTGAGCAATTTGGAGTGCAGTTATGCGACCCCAAAGCGCAAGATAAATTAGCTAGACTGTATTCTGTGCAGCATCTGTTCGCCGAAGGGATGATTTATGCACCGATAAAAGCATGGTCAGAAATGGTAATTTCCCAAGTTGGCACGTTCCCCAAGGGAAAACATGACGATTTGGTGGACACGGTTAGCATGGCTTTAAGGCATATGCGGGATATTGGTGTGCTTGTGCGTTCTACGGAATGGGCGCAGACCATGGAAGAAAACATGACATTTAAGGGGAACACCGATGCTCCTCTGTATCCCGTGTGAGGATGACATGGAACCAGATAAGTTTATTAGGTTGACCGCCAGTTGCGAACCAACTGAAACTGGGCTATGGGATGTTGAAATTGAAAATGTTGATGACCCCCAGATGAGGGTACACTATACTATTCGAGCAAAAACTGATAATTTAGCGGTTCAGCACGGGATGAAGCAGTTTACCGACAGCATCAGACGTGGGTCGCCGGACAGTGGTAAGGTTAAGGAAATATTGAATGCCACTTACCCCAGGATTGTCTCCTAGCATCCGACAGCCAGACACGTCTGGTTTGGGCGCTCTTCTGTCGTCGGAAGCGCCCATGGTCGATATAGTGGTCGATGAAGCAGGCGTAACACCTGATGAACCTTCAAAAGAATCCAAGAAAATATTATCAATTGAGCATGAAGACGGTTCTATAACAATTTCTCTAGATGGCAAATCACTGACTGACGATGACACTGACACAAATCCACCTGACTGGTTTGATAACCTTGCTGATCGTCTTCCTGACGGTGAACTAAACCGCATTAGCTCGGATCTTTTGCGCGGAATCGATGACGATCTTGAAAGCCGCAACGAGTGGATGGAAACTCGTGCGCTTGGCATTAAGCTTTTAGGGCTTAAAGTTGAAGTTCCTGGCTTGCAGGGAGCATCTGACGGCGCTCCTGTGGAAGGTATGTCCAAGGTCCGCCATCCGTTGTTGTTGGAAGCTGTGCTGCGCTTCCAAGCTAATGCGCGTTCAGAACTTTTGCCCACCGATGGCCCAGCCAAAATCCGCAATGACGATAATAACTCGACATTAGAAGAAGATCAGCTTGCAGATGCGTTTGAAGTTGATCTGAATCATTACCTGACAGCAACAGCAACTGAGTATTATCCTGATACGGATCGTATGCTGTTAATGCTTGGTTTTGGCGGCACTGCTTTTAAAAAAGTATATATGTGCCCGCTGCGCAATCGCCCTGTGTCTGAAACGGTGGATGCAAACGATCTGATCGTCAACAACGCCGCAACGGATCTTGAGAATGCAAAAAGGATTACGCATCGTTCTTTTATGCGCCCATCGACGCTTAAAAGGCTGCAAATCCTCGGTGTTTATCGCGATGTAGATCTTTCAACGCCGCACGAAGCTAAACTTGACAGTGTTCGGCGCGAAAAAAACGATCAGCAAGGCATTTCCTCGCAATCTCGTAATCCAGAAGATCGGGATAGAGAAATATACGAGTGTTATTGCGAATTGGATTTGCCTGGGTTTGAACATAAATGGAAAGGCAAGCAATCTGGTTTGGAAATTCCATATCGAGTGACGATTGACGTGTCTTCCAAAAAGATTTTGTCGATTGTTCGCAATTACGATGAAGATACCGAAGATCTTCCTGTTTCACGGGAAACATTTATCAAATACACATTTGTTCCCGGTATGGGATTTTACGATATTGGCCTAGTTCACATACTTGGCAATACCACAAACGCGATTACGGCTGCTTGGCGTGAGATGCTTGACGCCGGTATGTACGCAAATTTCCCCGGCTTCTTGATGGCGGACACCGGAGCAAGGCAAAATACTAATATCTTCCGTGTTCCTCCTGGTGGCGGCGCGTTAGTAAAGACAAATGGTATGTCGATTAAGGAAGCGATTATGCCGCTTCCTTATAAAGAGCCATCTAGCGCGTTAATGACGCTTGTGAACGACATGGCGCAGACTGGAATGCGCATTGGTGGCACATCTGAGCAGCAAGTTGGCGAAGGTAAGACGGAAATGCCCGTCGGCACTACGCTTGCGATGATGGATCAAGCTGCAAAAGTTATGAACAGCGTTCATAAGCGGCTTTGCTCGGCGCAAGCCAAAGAACTTCAGCTTATCGCCAAGGTGTTTAAGGAGAATCCTGAAGCATTTTGGCAGCGCAACCGCGCTCCGGCTACTCAGTGGGATGAGGAAAAGTTCCTGAAGGCGCTTAAGGACTTTGATTTGGTGCCGCAAGCTGATCCTAATACTGCCAGCCATGGCCAGCGGTTAATGAAAATCAGTGGGTTGAAGCAGCTTCAGTCTACATCGCCCAACATGTACGATGCGTACAAGGTAGATGCGGCTGCGCTTCAGGCGCTTGGCTGGTCTAACCCGCAGCAATTCATGAAGCATCCTGACGACATGAAGAAGCCTTCGCCGCAGGATCAGGCGTTGCAGGCTAAGGCTCAGGCTGAAAAGACAGTTGCTGACGCCCGCATGATGGATAGCCAGACTCGCGCCAAGGAAGGCGATGCAAAGATCAAGCATCAATCGCATAGAGAGACTGTAAGCAATGTGAAGACGCAGATGGAACTTTCAAAGGTTCAAATGAAAGATTCCACTGACAAGCAGATTGCTTTGATGGATCAGCAGAAGGCTTTGCTTGAGCTTGCCAGGGATATTGCCAAAAATCCTGAAAGCGCAGTGCAGTTGCAGCCTTTGATTCAGCCTGCCGTTGATCAAATGCAGCGTGATCAAGCTGCTTTAGGAACTCAACCGCCTATGCCCCCTAAACCGCCTGGAGTCGCGTGATGTCACCGGAAGAAATTCTTGCTCTCTTTACGCCCCAGCGCCGAATCAATCCCAATACGGGTGTTGCTGTTCCCAAGCGCGGACCTTCTGGGCGCATGGAAGCGGATTTTGGGGTTCCTGGCGCTGTAGACCCTTATGAAGCTCTTGCGGCAGAAGCAAAACGCATCTTGGCGGAAAGGGCGCAACAGGCTGGCAGTGCTGTAGCTTATCCGTTTATGCCTAATACATGGAATGGCAGACAAGTTCGTGGGCCTAGGGGCCAATGGGGCGAAAAAATTATGGAATATTCGCCTACGCAAAAGGCTGCGGCTGGCGCGCTTGGCACTGGTATGCTTGTTGGCACGGGCGTTGGCCTTGATGATTATCTGCATCAACCTCCTGCGGCAGTTGCTGCTCCTGCGCCCGCTCCGTTTCCTTCAAATGTTGATCGGATGCCGCAGGGTTATACGCCGCCGTCATCTTTGCCCAGTTATATGATGGCTGATACTGTTCCGCAGGGATATGTGCCCCCTTCTTCATTAGATAGCAAATTGTTGGCTGATGTGGTCCCGCAAGGATATACGCCTCCTGCTGCGTTAGATATTGGGCAATCTTCTCGTTCTGCGCCTACCACTTTACAACACGCTCCCGCTCGCCCCGCACCAATGCCACCAACTCGTCCTGCTGAATTGGCGCGTGAACAGCCAAGTATTTTGTCACGGATTTTTTCTGGTCAAGATTACCAGTCTAACAATGAACTGGTAAACAAACCTACGGGTGGCGCGCCGGTTAACTGGGGCAATTCTGACAATGCGGCGGATTTTTTCCGTGCATCCAAGGCTTTGCAGCAAGCTCGCCCTGAAATGTTCCAACAGGGTTCAGATGATAGTGGTCATGCTCGGGGTGGCACGGTTGGCCAGCAAGGTAAAGGCGCCAGTGGCAACAATGCCGCATTGCACAAAGCGTTAGAAATTATTCATCACATGCTAATGCAGAGGCATTGATGCACGATCAGCATATTTCCACTGCTTTGGAGTTAATTCGCCATCATTATGAAGGTGGCGGGAAAACCCCTATGCTTTTGGAGGATCCGGCTGGTTGGTTTGCACGCAAGGGCCAACAAATTGCGGATTTGCCAAGCAATGCGGCGGAAGCATGGGAAAACTATCGGAACAATCCGGTTGTTGCTGCGTTTAGAGAGCAACCGGCTACAATGATACCCGGTGCAGCAAAAATTTTTGGGGGGTGGGCGGCGGAACACCCATTTGCGGCTGCACGAAAAATTGCTGGCACGTATGCGGATTTTACGGGGAATCCCACAGTTGCGGTTCCTAATGCTTTTTTATCTTCTAGCCCATTAAATGAAGGCGAAGATGAAATAGCTAGGCAGATAGAATATGGTATTCGCCCAGAAAGCGATTATCCCGGCAAAGAACGGTATACAATGCCCGATAATTTTGCCCGTGGTGGAGAAGTGCGCGAGCATCATGCTAGTGGAAATCGCGTTTTAGGCGCAATAATTTCTGGCGCAGAACGTGGCGGCGGAAATGAATTAACAAATTTTGCAAAACAAATTTTAAAACAATCACCAGAAAGTAATTTATATCAGGAAATTTTGCAAAATCGTGGAGTTGATGCGGCGCGTCGAGTTCAGCGCGCAGCGGATGAAATCCCCAATCTTGGAAGCATGTATACTCCTAATGCGCTTAGAGAAGCGTTTACTGGTATGAATGGAGATGAAAGTCTTTTGATGGCTATGAAACCTTCTGATTTTGGTAAATTTGCTGCGCCAATAGAAGACGATTTGAAAAATTGGAAAGCTGGAAGCCCTGAAGCATGGGATCGATATGTAAACGAACTTTCAAAAGTTCCTCAATCAGGCGGGTTTTCGGAAGTTCCATATCTTATTTATGGAGAACCAGATAATGTTCCTGCTATTGTTGGGCATGAAGGTCGCCACAGATCGTTGGCTTTAGAGCAAATGGATGCCCCTAGTTCTTTAGTTCGCCTTCAACCTAGTTTTATAGTTAAAGATGCAATAACATCGCCAATTTTGGAGAAAAATCCATATTGGAGACCCTATCAAGATGAAAAATTAAAAATGCAATTTCAACAACGATTACCAGAAGATCTAAAAGTGGTGCCAGAAACTAAAAGTTTAGATGATTCTCAAAAACTTCAATTGCCAGAACCCTTTGCGGGTGGCGGGCACGTTGACTCAACTGAAAGTTACATTAAACATATATTAAATCGGCTTGGCATCACGCCGCAGGATGCTTTGGATGTGTTGAAGCGGCATTACGGGGGACGCCCCGAGTAACCTAGCTAGGAGTGGTGCAATGAACGAGATGGCCAAAGCTGCGCGAGCGGCTATGAAGAAGAAAGCCTCTCTTATGGGTGGCAAAGGAGAGCCTCACCAGAAGGTTGATGCTTCTTCTTGGACACCCCCTGAGATGCTGAATGCTGGTTCCAAAACTGGCATGCGCCCGGTTTCCAAGCGCCAGTATAAAGCTGGCGGCAAGGTTCATGGCGAAGACTGCGGCGAGAATATGGGGCGTAAGCCTCGTAAATCTGGCGGTCGCACACTGGCTCATAACATGGCCATTGCCAAAATGAACCGTAACCAGCGGGATGCAAACGAAGAACGCGACGGTTTCAAGCACATTGGCGGCTTGAAGCATGGTGGCAAGGCGCACCGCAAGCACAAGGACATGGGTGGCCCCATGATGGGTGGGATCCCGCCTGTTGGCTCCGCTCCCGGCGCTGCCCTGAGCCCCAATTCTGCGCCTAATGCTCCCGGCACGATCCCCGGTTCGCAGGCTAAGTTTATGGCAAACCAGAGCCCTATGGGCGGTATGATCCGGCTGAAGCGTGGTGGCAAAGCTGAAGATCATCCTGATGTCGCGGAAGATAAGGCGTTGATCCGCAAGATGGTCAAGCCGTCTGCCCGTACTGGCAAGAAGCATGGCGGCTCGCCTGTAGCCAGCGGTGAATATCAGGGTACTCGTCCCACGGGCGGGCGTATTGCTCGTGCCAGTGGTGGCAGCGCCAAGGGCAAGAAAACCAACATCAATATTACCATTGATGCTGGTGGTAAGCCTGCTGGTGCTGGTGGCCCCCCGATGGGCGCTCCAATGCCGCCGCCTCCCACACCTATGGCTCCTCCTCCGGGCGCTGGAGCCCCGCCTCCTGGTATCCCCCCTATGGGCCCGCCTCCGGGTATGCCAATGGGTGGCCCTCCCGGTATGCCCCCTGGCGCTCCTCCTATGATGCGCAAGCGTGGTGGCCGCACTAACGCTGGTTTCCCGGATATGGATGCCGGAGCCGGTGGCGGGCTTGGCCGTCTTGAGAAGATTAAAGCCTACGGTAAGCAGGCTTAACAAAGTTAGCGGGTTATAAGGTTTTGCGTATAACTCGTTAATCACCGGGCGGTGTCCCCCTACGCCGCCCGGTTTGCTCTAAACTAGGGGAAGAAAGGGGAATTGGTGTTCACAGCAACTAATCTATTTGAAAAAGAACTCGAAAAAAGAATAAAATCAGAAATCGAACGAGTTACCAAGGAACTCAGTTTCGGTTGGCACGTCGATGACTATCCTTCTTACAAGAAAGTTGTCGGCTATTTGGAAGCGCTTCGGTGGGTAGAATCAACCGCACTAGAAGAAGTCGCTGAAATCGTCCACGAACGCACGATATAGGGGAAAAATATGCCGTACATGGAAATGACTCACGACGTAGATCCTGTCAAGCAAATGCTTGACGAAGTTGGCGATTTGTCAGGTTTTGATATTTTAAACAATCATGTGTTGCTTGGCATTTACATTCGCCCGGTAAGAACCAAAGGCGGCATTATGCTGACGGACAATTATAGAGACGAAGACAAGTGGCAGGGAAAGGTTGGTTTGGTTCTTAAGAAAGGGCCTACTGCTTTCATCGACAAAACTGGTGAATGGTTTGATGGGATCACCATCAATGAACATGACTGGCTTGTAACTCGCCCATCTGATGGGTTCCTCATCACGATTAGAAATGTGTTTTGCAAGCTTGTTGTAGATACAAGCACCAAGATGCGTATTTCTCGTCCTGATGAAATTTGGTGAGAGGTAAACTATGGTTGAGAAAAAGGAAGACGCAAGCGATCTTGGCGTTGTTGCGGATGACCCTATAAAGTCAGATGCGAACAATTCTTTGGAAGTTGTTGAAAAGGTTGAAGAAAAAGAACCTGATGTAGATGATTTACGCAGAGAATTGGAAGATTACAAGAAACGCCTTGAACAACAGGCGCAAGCTAGGTTTGAAGCTGAGCGTCAGGCTCAGGAAGCCATGCAACGTTCTGTGCAGGCTACCAATGACAAGTATGATAGCGAATATCATCTGGTCGCCAGTGCGCTGGAAACGACAAAAAATCAGGCTGCGATGCTTAAGGCTCAGCAGGCTGAAGCTATGTCCGTTGGTGATTACCAGCGAGCAGCGGAGCTTAATGAAGCTCTTAACCGTAATGTGCTAGACCATGACAGGCTGGCCAGCGGTTTGGAGCGCATGAAAACTCAGCCTCGCCCGCAGTATAATCCCCAGCAGGCTCAGCTAAACAATCAGATGGAAGTAGCTAATCCTTTGGACGAGCTAATCCATGTGGTGGCAAAAACATCACCACGTTCTGCCGCTTGGTTGGAAACAAACCGTAGCAAAATCACGGATCCTAGAACATTGAACAAGATCCGCCGCGCACATGAAGATGCGGTGGATGATGGTTTGATGGTCGATACTGACGATTATTTCCGGTATGTGGAAAATCGTTTGGGTTTTGTCCGTGGTTCTGAACCGCTAGGGGAAGATCCGTTTTCTAGCGCGGCATCTTCCACAACACGACGTTCTGCGCCTCCTGCTGCCCCTGTGTCTAGGTCAGGTTCTCCGGGGCAGAGCCGCCCCGGCAGGATTACTTTGACGCCGGAACAAAAGGAAGCTGCTGAATTTAGCAAAATGACCTACGAAGAATACTTTGATCGTATGGTCGAAGAGAAAAAGAGGAGCAAGTAACCATGTCTGATCAAGAATTTCCCCCTGCGGCTCGCCGCCGTGGTCGTCCTCCTGGGTTTTCTGTGGAAGAAAATTCGGCAATGGACCAGTTTGAGCCGGTTTCTGAGCGCCCGCCGCTTCGGGAACCTGTTGAAGAAGATTCTCGCGCCCGCGCCCGTAGGCACATGGACGAAATTCGGCGTTCTGGCGCTGAAGAAGCCGAAGGCATTGATCGTTTTTGGGCTCCGCAGGCTCCAGAGTACTTCGAGTATGAGTGGAAGATGAAATCCGTCATGCAGAAGGAAGATGCGCCGTACCAAATTCGGATGCGCCATGCTGGATGGAAGTTTGTCCCGCTTTCTCGGCACCCCGAGATGTCTCCTGCGGGCGAATCTGACATTATTGAGCGTGATGGGATGGTCCTGATGGAGCGCCCCAAGGAGTATAATGACGAAGTTCGCGCTCGCGAACGCCAGAAAGCTAGGGATCAGGTTCGCGCCAAACAGGCTCAGCTTGGCGGTACGCCGGATGGCCAACTTGACCGTGTTAAACCTAAGATTGGCACGTCTTACGAGCCTCTCAGGATCCCGGAATAAAAAAGTTTTGGGAAAACAACAAGGAGGGCGGCTTAAGTTAAGCCGCTCTTTACATTTAGTTTGGATCGTGTATTTTGAATCTAGGTCTTAGCACCTACTCCCCCCAGGGAGGGAGTTTTCACTACTATCGGTCGTTGAGTCGCCCCGGTGTGCGATGATTGACCTTCCTGTAAAAAGGAGGATCCGTCATGGCGAACACCAATACGCCTTACGGTTTCCGTCAGTACAGTGGACTTGGCTCTGCTCCCACATACGAGCAGGCTACCACCCAGATTGCGTCTGCTAATACTACCGCCATCTATTTTGGCGACCCCGTGGTCCAGCTTAGCACTGGCTACATCACTCAGGCTTCGAGCAATTCGACGGCTGTGGCTGGCATCTTTGCTGGTTGCAAGTACCTTTCTACTTCCCAGAAGCGCACTGTCTGGTCCAACTATTGGCCCGGTTCTGACGCCAACGGCGACGTGACTGCGTATGTTATCACTGACCCGAATGCTCAGTTTATCGTCCAGACGGCTAACGCCTCGACGACAGCGACGGCTGTTGGTCTTACCAATGTTGGCAACAACATCGGTTTCGCTATCGGCACTGGTAACTCGGCTAATGGCATCTCTGGCGCTTACGCTGACCAGAACACCATTAACACGACTTCCACGCTTCCTTTCCGCATCATTGCTCTGGCGAACTACACTCCGGGTGGCACAAGCCCGCTGGTGTCGATCAACGGCAATGACAACACATCCGCCTACAATTCGATTATCGTGACGTTCAACAACGCTACGACGAAATCGTTGACTGGCATTTAAGGAGTAGGGAACAATGGCTGTCAATCTCTCGGCTATTAAGGATCTGCTCCTGCCTGGCCTTCGTGGAATCGAAGGCAAGTACGAGATGATCCCGAGTCAGTACGACAAGATCTTCACCAAGCACGATTCGAAGATGGCTCTCGAACGTACTGCTGAAATGCGCTTCCTTGGGTATGCGCAGCTTAAGCAGGAAGGCGGGCAGACTGCTTTCGATAACGGCGCTGGTGAGCGTTACGTCTACAACCAGGAACACACTGAGATCGGTCTCGGTTATTCGATCACCCGCAAGGCGATTGACGACAACCTCTACAAGACTCAGTTTCATCCTTCCAATCTGGGCCTCATTGAGTCGTTCCAGCAGACGAAGGAGATCTACGGCGCGTCGATCCTGAACAACGCCACCACCTACAACAACGCTGTTGGCGGTGACGGTGTTGCGCTTTGCTCGGCTTCGCATCCGATTGATGGTGGCACGGTCGCCAACACCCCCACCATCCAGGTTGACCTCAACGAGGCGACCCTGCTGAACGCGATGATTGCCATCCGCACGAACTTCAAGGACCAGGCTGGTCTGAAGGTGTTCGCTCGTGGCCGCAAGCTGATCGTTCCGCCGCAGCTTGAGCCTGTCGCGATTCGTCTTACCAAGACTGAACTGCGCCCTGGCACAGCGGACAATGATGTCAACGCAATCCTCACCACGGCTGGCGGGCTTTCCGAAGGCTACATGGTGAACGACTTCTTGACTTCATCGTATGCTTGGTTCTTGCTGACCAACATCGACGGTTTGTCGTATATGGAGCGAGTGAAGTTTGAAACCGATATGCAGGTGGATTTCGTAACCGATAACCTTCTGGTTAAGGGCTACGAGCGTTACAGCTTCGGTTACTACAACTGGCGTTCGATCTACGGCAGCTTCCCGACTTCGTAACCGTAGGAGAAGGCACGATGTCTAATACAGCTTTCTCTGGTCCGTTGATGGTGTTTGGGCAGAACCCTTACAACCCCAACGAATACAACCCGGACATCGGCGGCATGTCGATGTTCTACGCTGGCGCGGGCATTATGGACCCGCGCACGGCTTACACTTACCTGCCAGGCGAAGCTCAGTCTGCGCCTGACTATGGGTGGCTTGGGTTTGACAACATCACAACAATCAATGCGGTTCCTTACACCAAGGCTGCTGGTGCGATTGTTGCGTCTGCCAACGCTACTTCTGCGACTCTGACGCTTGTCTCTGCTTCTTCGGCTACGACTGGCGTCTACATCACAAGCAGCATGGTCCGTGCCGATACTGGTGCGGTTGATGCTGGTCCGCTGGTGGCTCTTGATGCTTATACCTCTGTGACGGCTTCGTTCTCGAACGGTGTGATGACGATCACCGCGAACAGCGCGATGCCTGTTGCTCCGGGTATGGTTGTGATTTCAACCACGGGTACTGTTTCGCAGGGCACTGCGGCTGGTACGCAGGTTGTAAATCAGCTTACGGCTGGCACGGGTGGCCAGGGTGTTGCTGGTACTTACCAGACTAACGGTAACCTGACGGCTACTTCTGGCACGGTGGTTCTCGCCATCCAGACGCCTGGGCAGTGCATTGTTCCTAACAATGCTTCTACCCCGAGCGATGTCGCCTGGAATGCCATGACCTTGTACGGGCGCGCTGTTGCGGTTACTGCCGCTGCCAGCGCCACTGCTACAACGGCTACGGTGAACGGTTATGATTGCTATGGTTTCCCGATGACGGAAAACATCACTCTCACTGCCGGTTCTCAGGTGTCTGGCAAGAAGGCGTTTAAGTACATCAAGTCTGTCGTTCTCAATGCGGCGGATGCGACCCATGCTTATTCGGTTGATACCACGGACATTTTCGGGCTTCCGATCCGCTCGGACAGCTTCGGCGATGTTCTTGTCAACTACGCTTCGTCGTTGACTGGTGTCACGCTGATCACCGCAGCCACCAACTACGTCGCCAGTGACCGTACTGCGGCCTCTGCGACTACAGGCGATGTCCGGGGCACCTTTGGTGCATTCACGTCTTCCACGGGCGCGAACAAGCTGGTCATTCGTCAGTCTCCGCAGGCGTACATGACCACCACGGCTAACCCTGGTCTGTACGGCGTCACCCAGTACTCTGGCTTCTAAGGAGTAGACCATGAAGGGTCATAAGGCACATCATCACCGCAAGCATCATGCTAAGGGCGGTTCCGCGCATGAGGACACTGGCACTGAAAAGGGCCATTGGGAAGAGTCTGCTGAAACCGGCACGGATGAGGCGGATCAGGATCTTAATCGCAAGAACATGGACTACACTGCTCACAGCAATGTGACGGGTGAGGCCGAGAAGCGCAAGCGTGGCGGTCGTACTGCTCGCAAGCACGGCGGTCATGTCCATCACGAGGCTGGCAAGCACATGGCTCACGCCAAGCATCTTGGCAATGTCCATGGCGAGCATGGCGGTCATCATGCTGGTCGCAAGCCTCGCAAGGCTGGCGGTCGCGCTGGTGCAGACATGCATCCTTTCTCCTCTGCCATGCACGGGTCGCTTCCCAAGGGCCGCAAGGTCGAGAAGATGACTATGGGCGGCGACAAGGAATAATCCTTTCGCAGTGGCTTAAAGGCGGGGGCTAAGGCCCCCGTTTTACCATGGGGGAATCGATGGCTGGCGCTTGGACACGTTCAGAAGGCAAATCTCCCTCTGGCGGGCTTAATGAAAAGGGCCGCGCTTCTCTTCGTGCTGAAGGGCACGATATTAAGCGCCCACAGCCAGAAGGCGGATCTCGCAAGGACAATTTCCGTGCTAGAATGTGCGGGATGAAGGAAAAACTAACTTCTGCAAAGACGGCTCATGATCCCAATAGCCGAATCAATTTGGCTTTGAAGAAGTGGAACGTCAAATGCTGAAAGATCGTCCTTTTTGGGAAAAAGAAGCCCCAAAAGATGCTCGTGTGAAGCATTTGGACAAAAGCCAAAAGCAATCTGCTAAGGCGATGGCTCGGGCGGCTGGTCGGCCATATCCAAATTTGGTCGATAACGTAAGGGCCGCTAAAGCGGGCAAAAGGAGCTGATTATGACTGGTATCGTCAATCAATCTATCACCCGTGTTGGCAGATACGAGCCGTTTGAACTTCAAGTCTCTCGTAGTCAAATTACGTTTCACTCTACCCAGAATATTTTTGGGTATGGAACCACTCCCTCTACCGCTGGTTTGTTCCGCACGGTTTGGGAAAACATGACGACGACTGACTATGTGTTTCCTTCGTCCGCCACCACCATGACTTTGACGGGTGGCGCTGGAGACACGGCAACGATCACGATTGTTGGTTTGGACGCCAATTACAATGTTTTAACTGAAAACCTTGCCCTTAATGGCGCGACAGGCGTTACGACCGCTAATTCTTATTTTCGCATCAACAGCATGTATGTTGCGACAGGAAGTGCCACAAATCCAGCTAATGCGGTGACGCTGACCAATGGCGGCGTAACCTATGCGCAGATCAATACTGCAACCATAAATGGCGTCACAGGTAGCGTTGGTACAACGCAAATGGCGGTTTATACGGTGCCAGCGGGATATACATTTTATGGTTTCCGTTATGGCGCTTATTCGTCATTCAATGGAAATAGCGCAAACTATACCACTTATCGCGCCATCACCAATTTATCATCTGGTGTGCAGCGTATTATTGTTCAAACGCCGTTTAACACAACATATGAAGTGCAACGCCATTTCCCGTTTCCGTATGTTGAAAAAACTGATTTGCGGTTTCAAGTTGCACCTAGCGCCGCCGCTGCCGCTGTTGTTAGCATCAATATCGGCGGTGTGCTAATAAAGAATGACGGCGATTTGTAGGGAAATTAAATGGCAACGAGCAACACATACAATTACAACCCGTCGCTAGGCGAGCTTGTTTTGTATGCCTTTAACTTGATTGGCATTCGCAATACTGCGTTGCTTCAAGAACATATGGAAGCTGCCAAAATGGCGGCTAATTTGCTGCTGGGGCGTTGGTCATCACAGGGTGTAAATCTGTGGTCTGTGGATCTTCAGACGATTTCATTGGTGCAGGGAACAGCTACCTACACTGTTCCATCTAACACAATTGTTATGTTAGACGCTTATGTGGTTGTAACCAACGGCGGATACACCACAAACCGGCTGATTTTGCCGATTAGCCGCACAGAATATGCGTCTTACCCTAACCCTAATCAGCAAGGTTTCCCAACAACCTATTGGTTTGACAGGCTTTTGTCGCCAACGGTGACATTGTGGCCCGTACCAGATGGTAATGAAACTTCATTCAACTATTATCGTGTGCGTCAATTGCAGGATGCTGCCTTGGCCAGCGGTACGCAGGTGGAAGTTCCATATTATTTCCTAGAAGCTTTTGCATATGGCTTGGCTGTGCGGTTGGCTATGATCTTTGCCCCTGAAAGGGTAGGGTTGCTTAAGCCTATTGCTGATGAATCTTACCAGATTGCGGCAAGTCAGAACGTAGAAACCGCGCAACAGTACATAAGCCCTACAATTAGTTCCTATTTCCGCGCATAGGAGGCGTAAATGGCATACGCTTCTCAAGCTGGCCGAGCTAGAACTAGCGCAAGATCCCCGCAAGCACATGCGATCTGTGATAGATGCGGGTTTCGGTACAATTTTGTTGACTTGAAATGGCAATTTGATTGGCGTGGCGCTGCTTTGCAAAACCTAAAATTGTTGGTTTGCAATACGTGCTATGACACACCTCAAGAACAACTGCGCGCTATCATTGTACCTGCGGATCCGACACCGATTGTGCAGGCTCGCCCAGAAAATTATGCTTTAGATTCAACAAATTACGTCACAACCTCTGCACCAACAGTTTATGATTCTAGAACAGGTATCCCGATACCATCTACAACAAATGTTGTGGATCAAAACGGCAATAATGTAACTACGCAGCCTGTTGGCCCGCCATTGGGTCTTGCTCAAGGCGCTGTAATGCCGGTTCAAGAGGGAATTACATACGGAACTCAACTTTTCCCGTTATCTGTGTATTCTTTTGGAACTCCAGAAATAACGGTTACTTTTTCTTCCAATCACGGCTTGTCTACAAATGATCAAATTTCCGTTTTGGGGTTGAGCAACAATTTAGCCAATGGATTTTTCTCGATCACGTTCAAAACGAACACCTCCTTCACCTACCAGGCAAATACTGCTATACCTTCAGGGTCTCTTTTGCAGGGGACAACTAGGATGATCACGGCTATAGCGGGTACGCCGTGGAACTATAGCCAGATTGTCCAGACGGGGCCATAAACATGTCCAACATCACTATCCCCGGCTTGCCAGCGGCTATATCCTTAAATGGAACAGAAGAATATTTGGCTGTTCAATCAGGTTCTTCTGTTTACGTAACGACCTCGCAAATCGCCAGTTATATCAACACCAATTACCCTGCGCCTGGGGTTTCGCGTGTTTCAACTTCTGGGCCCATAACTGGTGGCCCAATTACATCTACAGGTACGATTGCGCTCCAAACGGCTGGCGTAACGAATGCTTACTTGGCAACGATGGCTGCTGGAACGGTAAAGGCAAACGTAACGGGTGGCACAGCTACTCCAACGGATGCTACACCTAGTTCTATTTTGGATCTTTTTGGCTCCACGCAGGGCATGACGTTATATCGCGGGGCAAGCGGCTGGGCTGCTCTGGCTGGCAGTGGAACTAATACGCTTTTGAGTCTTAGCGGCTCAACATCCAACCCAGCATGGCAGACGCTCTCCTATATGATCGACAACGCGATCAATAGTTCGTCTGCGCAAGGCACAATTTTGTATCGCGGCGCTTCTACGTGGTCTGCGCTGGCTCCGGGAACAAGTAATCAATTTTTGCAAACGAAGGGCTCTGCCGCAAATCCCCAATGGTCAACTACCGTTACAAGTGTTGATGTTAGTGGCGGAACAACGGGGCTTACCACCAGCGGCGGGCCGATTACCTCAACTGGCACGATTACATTAGCTGGTACGCTGGCTATTGCTAATGGCGGTACAGGGCAAACTACTTCTTCCGCAGCTTTCAATGCGTTGTCGCCAATAACCTCAACGGGCGATTTAATCATTGGCAACGGCACAAACAGCGCCACACGACTTGCCATTGGGCCCAATACCTATGTTTTGGCTTCTAACGGCACAACCGCATCTTGGCAACCTGCCTCGGGCGGCGGGTCTGGAACTGTAGCAGCCGGAACGGCTGGCCAGCTTACATACTATGGATCAACTGGCACCACAGTATCCGGCAATGCTAACGCCACCATTAGCGGCGGCGCTTTGACACTTGGCGTTGCTGGAACAACAGCGGGTAGCCTGCTCTTTTCTGGCAGCACCTCTGGCGCAGTGACGGTGAAATCTGCCGCTGCGGCTGGAACTTGGACTATGACCCTGCCGACAACGGCGGGCACCAATGGCTACGTGCTGTCTACGGATGGAACCGGCGTTACAAGCTGGATCGCCACATCTGGCGGTGGCGGCACCGTCACCAGTGTCAACGTCAGTGGCGGCACAACAGGTTTGACAACCAGTGGTGGCCCAGTTACGGGGTCGGGCACTATTACCTTGGCGGGTACTCTAGCTATCGCCAATGGCGGCACGGGGCAAACAACAGCTTCTGCCGGATTTAATGCTCTGTCACCAATTACATCGACTGGCGATCTTATTATTGGCAATGGGACCAATAGCGCGACACGCCTTGGAATTGGGACAAACGGTTACGTTCTAACCTCTAATGGGACAACAGCAACTTGGGCGGCATCGACCGGTGGCGTAACGTCGTTCTCTGCGGGCTCAACGGGGCTTACGCCTAACACGGCAACGACTGGGGCTATCACGCTGGCTGGCACCCTTGGCGTTGCCAATGGCGGCACGGGAGCCACAACCTTAACTGGTTACGTTAAGGGAAGCGGAACAAGCGCGTTAACGGCAGCATCGACAATTCCCAATACGGACATTACTGGGTTGGGAACCATGTCCGTGCAGGCTGCTACGTCTGTCGCCATCACTGGCGGCACAATCAACGGCACAAGCGTTGGCGCTACAACTCCTAGCACAGGCGCGTTTACGTCTGTTTCCGCCAATCTATCGACTACCGGGGCTTTGTCAGCCGGTGCTTATTCGTATGGATCGCTTTCTTACAGCGATACCGGAATTTTTGCATCATACAATACCTCCACAAACAGCTACGCCCAAATCATTTTGGCCAACGGTAGTGCGGGCGCTGCTGCTTCGACTGACTTCATTGTTGGCAACAACAACACGACTGCCACAACATATTTTGGTGATTTTGGTATGAATAGTTCCGCATTTAGCGGAACTGGTTCTCTAAGTGCCCCGAATGCGGTTTTCTTGTCTTCTACTTCATCGGATCTGGTGATTGGCACAACCACATCAAACGCTATCCGGTTTGTAGTAAATAGCGGCGCTACCGATGCGATGACCATCGGAACATCGGGCGCGATTACTACTGGAACGTGGAACGGCTCTGCAATTGGTATTGCATATGGCGGCACTGGTCAGACAACCGCTTCTGCGGCGTTCAACGCCTTGTCGCCTATCACGACAACTGGCGATTTGATTATCGGTAACGGCACAAACAGTGCGACGCGCCTTGGCATTGGCGCGAATAGTTATGTGCTGACTTCCAACGGCACGACTGCTTCGTGGGCAGCGCCTACTACTAGTTCTAGCAGCTATACCCGCACAAGTTTTACGGCTACAGGCGGACAAACCACATTCAGCGTTACCTACACCGTTGGGTACATTCAGGTTTATCTGAACGGCGTGTTGCTGAACGCCTCTGACTACACGGCGTCGAATGGCACGTCGGTTGTTTTGGCGGTTGCCGCTTCTTCTGGCGACATCGTTGAAACCATTGCCATGAGCGTGACTTCTGTCGCGATCCCCGGCACGTACACACGCACGACGATTACAGCGACTGCGGGGCAGACAAGCTTCACAGCGACATACACCGTTAACTACGTTCAAGTTTACGTAAACGGTATGTTGTTGAACCCGTCTGATTACACGGCTACGTCTGGCACAGCCGTGGTTCTGGGCGTGGCGGCGTCTGCGGGCGATTTGATTGATGTTGTCGCGTTGACGGTTGGACCCGTGACAGGCGGCGCATTTATCACGGGTACGCCTACCGCTGGAACATTAACGTCTTGGACCAATAGCACTGCTATTCAGGGATTTGCGCCGTCTGCTACTGGCGATGTGCCGTTTTCGACTGATGGGACGACATTTGCGTCTACGCAGAAGATTGTCAGAGGCACTTCTGTCGCAACGACTAGCGGCACCAGCATCGACTTTACAGGAATCCCATCTTGGGCAAAACGCATCACTGTAATGTTCAATGGCGTTGGGACGAATGGGTCGCAATCAGTTATATTTCAAATTGGTAGCGGGTCTGTTACAACTACTGGATATTTGTCTTATGTAGCAACTAGCTCAAATAGTGGCTCTGTAGGATTAAACGCAACAAATGGATTTATTACTGGCGGCCAAAATTCATCCAATTTAATTTATGGCACGGTTACTATTTTTTTATATTCTGGTTTCAATTATGTTTCTACTGTTACCGGGTCAATTAACTCTGCTGGAACATATGGTGGATTTACAGGTGCTGGAACCTTAACTCTATCTGGTGCTATGGACCGTGTTCGCATTACAACCGCAAATGGTGTGCCAGTATTTAACGCCGGTTCCATCAACATTCTGTATGAATGAGGAATGATCAATGAGCATTACTCGCAACGGATCAATCATGGTGCAGGGTGCTAGTGCTTCTGGCATTCTGAACTATGCCTATGGCGGTACAAGCGCCAACATCGCACCTACAACCGCTGGCAACGTGCTATTTACCTCAGACGGAACAAACTGGTCGTCTGCGCCCAATATTGTGCGTGGTACGGCTGTTAACTCTACAAGCGGCACCAGCATTGATTTTACCAGCATACCATCGTGGGTGAAGCGCGTCACTGTGATGTTTAATGCCGTGTCTACAAGTGGCACATCTTTGCTGCAAGTACAGCTCGGGTCTGGCAGCGTGACCACAACCGGCTACCTTGCTGCAAGCGCATACATAACAACGGCGGCGGCTGCTAATGCTACGGCTACAAGCGGTTTTATTATAAACCAAAATGCTGCCAATTATTCTACTCAGGGAAGTGTTATATTTTCTTTATTAAGTAGCAACACTTGGGTAGCTCAGGGAGTTTTGTACCAATCAACGGCAATAGCGTATACTATTTTTATGACTGGTTCGATAGCACTTTCTGGTAGTCTTGATAGGGTTCGCCTCACCACGGTGAACGGCACCGACACCTTCGACGCCGGTAGCGTCAACATTCTCTACGAATAGGAGCTTCACATGGAACGCATCGAAGTCAACGTCGAGACGGGTGAAGTAACGGTCATCCAATTCACGCCAGAAGAAGAGGCGGCTGCTTTGGCCTATGCGGCGACTGTGCAGGAGCCTGTCCAGCCGAAGCCGACGCTTGAGCAGCTTCAGGCTCAGTTGGCTGCACTCACTGCGCAAATCCAACAGCTTGCCACTGGGGGCTAATCAGCATGACTATCCCGCGCAATCTATCCATACTGGCCGAGTCTGCGGGAGCGGCGAATACTCCCGTGCTGAACCTGCCCAACGTGGGCGAGGTTGCGACTATCTCGGCTACGGCTGCGACGGGAACGATCAACTACGACATGGGAACACAGGGCGTTCTCTATTACACCACCAACGCTTCGGCGAACTGGACCGTGAACTTCCGCTGGAGCAGCACGGTTTCCGCCAATACGGCAATGTCCACAGGGCAGTCGGTGACGGTAGCGTTTTTGGTTACGCAGGGTAGCACTGCGTATTATAATAA